CCAAAGCAACTTAATATTGCTGGAGGGAATGCGGATGGTTAAGCATCGTGGCATCGGGTGCATTACTCGGATAGGTAAAATGCAAAATACAAGAAGGCAGGTGGGAGTTTGTATTAACTTAAATTAACTGAAATGAAAGTAACAATTGAATTTGACGATCAAGAAGAAGCAATGACAGCCATGCAAGGTGGGGATTGGAAGATGGTGGTCTGGAGTTTAGATCAAACTTTGAGATACAATATTAAACACTCAGAAAAAGACGAACCAGAGTTTCAAGAAATAAGAGACAGACTACATGAGTTAGTAAACGATTTCAACTTAAATTTAGATGTATGAAGTACAGAAAGAAACCAGTAGAGATTGAAGCAGTTCAATTCATAATGGAGCTGCAAGACTTAAAGAAACTCCGCGAGTTCTGTCCAAACAACATCAACTACGATTGGCTTAAAGATGGGAAACTATACATCGAAACACTGGAAGGTGATATGCTTGCAAATGAAGGAGACTACATCATCAAAGGAGTAAAAGGTGAGTTCTACCCATGCAGAGAGGATATATTCGAACTAACTTACGAGAAGATATGAGAATACAACTAGAAACATTATTCGACTCATCAAGAGAATGGGCGGTAATTTTGCTACCAATGGTAGCTTTTGAAAAAGATGGAAGACACAAGGAGCTTACAGTAGCTTGGCTTTTTTGGGGATTAACATTCAGCAATATATGACACAAAATGAACTACGCGAGTTGTTAAGAAGTTACTTGAGAAAGCACTACTTAACGCCATATAAGTTTGCCAAGGAGGCAGACATACCACAGGACTGTGTGTACAAGTTCCTAAAGGGACGCGACATGAGATTACATAACGTAAAAAAATTGGAATGCAAGCTTATATAACATTACTATCCGCAATGCAAGTGGTCTTGAACTGCGCATTGGAACTAGAAGGAACTCCCTACATGCAAGGTAAAGTGAAACAAAAGGTAAACGAGGCGATCAACGTAATGAACTTGAAGAATGCTCGTAACAGAGACAAGATTTGGAAAGTAGATGACAAGATGGCAGCTGATATTATGATGGCTATCCATATCGTTGGAGAGAGAATTGCGAAATGCGAAGGAACTGCACTTGCTAACATCACTGCAATCACACGCCAGGGGATTGACTTGAACAGATATAAACTAGTAGAGATAGATGAACCAGCTACCGATAATACTTCTAATGATTGACGAAGTTCAGAGATACATTAAAGAAAAGAAAGGAGTTGACGTTCGCATAGATACTGCTCAAATCTTAATGTCACAAGACCAATTAAATAAACTAATAGACGCGTATAATCATGCCAGATCTAAGTAAATGCTCAAATGAAGACTGTAAAAAGAAGTGGTTTTGCTTCAGATATACAGCAGCTCCGTCAATGAGACAGAGTTATGCAACGTTCGATCACAACGACTGCAACTATCAAATTAAACACGACTGTATCCACTGCGGTGGAAGAAATACACACAAAATGTCATGTCCAACAATTAAATCAACTATATTTGCAACAAATTAAAATATGAATAAAGTAATACACAGGGATCAAGAAGGCAGAGACCAACTTATCGAAGGAATCAGACTTTTCTCGGATGCAGTAAAGTCAACATTAGGTCCGTCAGGACGAACAGTTATCTTGCAGGGACCGCAATACATTGGAGGTCACCACGTTACCAAGGATGGAGTAACGGTAGCTCGATCGATTAGATTCGAGAACAAAATACACGACACTGCTGCACTCATGTTGCGCCAGGCAAGTGAGAAGACCGCATCAGCTGCAGGAGACGGAACAACAACGTCAGTAGTACTAGCTGAGGCATTCATTAATGGATTTGAGAAGTATTACAAGATTGAGCATGGTTCAGTTATAGACGTTCTAAGAGACGTTCACAAGATATGTGACGAACTAATCCGTAAGCTTGACGATATGTCAATAGAGGTCACGGGAGACATGCTACAGCACGTTGCAACCATCTCTGCAAACAACGATGCAACTATCGGGAAGCTTATCGCTGACATATTCGCTGAGGTTGACGTTGTGACTGTTGAAGACTCGAAGGGTGAAGAAGTTTACGCGGAGATTGTCACTGGACTTAAGTTAGATCGTGGTTACGCGTCACGTTACTTCATCACAGACGTGAAGAAACAAGAATGTGTGTTGGATAATCCTTACATCTTGTTGTTCGACGCGAAGATACATGACTTACACGGCATGGAGCACATCCTAGCTGAGATAATAAAAAGCAATAAATCACTCTTGATTGTTGGAACGTTAGAGCCAAACGCTATGAACGCGATAAACTACAACGTACTTAATGGGAACATTAAGGCTGCGGTGATTGAGCCACCATCTAACGGATACAGACGTGACGACATTATGCGTGACTTGGCGTATGTATTGGATGCACAGTACTACTCTGAGGAGACAGGTGATGACTTACAGATGGTACAGTTGGAAGGATTGGGTCGTGCGACTAAAATCACGATCACAGACCAAACAACTATCATTGAACCGAACCCAGATGCAATTGAGCGCATTGGATACAGAGTGGCTGACTTGAAGTCTGAAGAACCAAGCGATGAAATTGATATTCGCCTTAAAGCAATCTCTGGTGGATTTGGTGTAATTCACGTTGGAGCACCAAGTAGTGTAGAACAGAAAGAGATCAGAGACAGAGTTGATGATGCTGTTGCAGCGATTCGCGCGGCTAAGGAAGAAGGAATTCTACCTGGTGGAGGTTCAGCGATATTGGATGCATTCACAGATATCGACATCGAGGCTAAAGATGTAGCGTTCGAGATTGTACACCACGCAGTTGAGGCACCACTACGTCAGATGTTGGTCAACGCTGGTCGACTTGAGGATGATATCGATGATATAGTTCATCAAGTAACTACTAGCCCTTTAGGATACAATGTTAAGACGGAGTATTTCGAGGACTTGATTGAGACAGGTGTAATTGACCCAACTAAAGTAACGAAGAACGCGATACGTAACTCGATATCGGTTGCTTCAACAATTCTAAGTACTAACTGTATAATTACCGAGAGCGATGGCAGTACTAAATAGGTTTATTCTCGTTGAGGTTGTCAACGAACGTAAAAGTTCATCAGGATTCGAGATGACTGCATCAACTATCACAGGATCACTTTACCAACGAGGTATCGTGAAGGATAAGAGCGATGAAGTCAAAACGATGGAGGTAGGTGACGAAATATTTTACAATAAATCTTCTGGTCATTTATTACGACTGCCTGACGGCAGTGATGTATATGTGATACAGGAGCGAGATGTTGTAATAGTGTTATAATGAAAAACCCAGGCTTAATCGTCTGGGTTTATCAGTTTCTTACGTTCCTCAATCTTCTTCATACGAAGTTGCTTGTTCATTCTCCTGATTCCAATTGAGTACATTCTGGTGTGCTTGTTTGTCTTATCCATAAGCTCGTTGCTTACAACAGACTCACTGATTACCTGTTCACCATTGAACTTTTTGTATATAGCAGCCACCATGTACTTAGCGGCAAGCGTCATTTCATACAACGCGTAACGGTGATCTTCTTCAGAACGCCACTTACGTATCCAACCGTCCTGTATCATTCTCTCTAGTTTATGTCGATCGAACGGCATAATCATTGAGTACTCCTTAAACTTGGTCTGAGTGAATATGTCTTCGCTGTACAGGAAGAATAACATCTCAAGGTGCACCGTAGATATCTTGTACTTCTTTCTAGCCCAAGCCATTATGATTCTATGGTACTTTAAGTAATCGTTCGGTCTGTTTCTTCTGTAGACCTTAGGAGTGGATTTAATTATTTTCGCAGTATCTTTTTTTCCCATAATACAAAAATAGTTATCTTTGTGGATATGAAAGCAAAAATGATAAAAGAATATGGAGGTAAGGAAACTTATCCTTCTAAGAAAGCCATGAAAGTTCATGAGCAATCTGAGTCTAAATCCATGGAGAAAATGGAGAAGCTTGAGAAAAAGAAACGAGGATTCAAATTAAAAGGTCATGGCATTGGGCAGAACTGCTAAGTACTATAAGGAAAACCCTGAAGCTTACGCAAAAAAACTAGCCTATCAAAAGAAGCTTAATAAAAAGCCATCTGAGGTAGAGCGTAGAGTGGAGTTGAATAGAGTTAACAGACAGAATCACGCTGCTGGAAAAAGTTCAGTTGGTGATGGTAAGGATGTTTCTCATATGAAGAACGGGAAGACTACTTTAGAAAAAGCAAAGACTAACAGAGCTAGACAAGGTGCAAACGGTAAAACAACAAAGAAATAATGGCAACACAAAAATTACAAGTAAGTAGAGCTGCGGCAGTAACGCCAAGTAATACAGATAATATTCCATATGTAGGATATCCAAGTGGACCTACATTAGCATGTGTAATTTACACGGGATCAGGTGGCGATATTAAAGTTATGACTGACGGTGGAGATGAGGTAACATTTGTCTCAACAAACCCAGGTACATTTCTACCAGTTCAAGTTGTTCGTGTATTCGCTACAGGAACTTCAGCTACTAACATTTTAGCTCTTTGGTAACATGCCATCGATTAACGCTATAGCAATTGCTATACAGACTGACATTGTATCAAACTTTTATACTGTCAATAAAATAATATCTGACTTTAAATCTCGTGTATTATCTGACGGAGGAACATTTGAAGCTCAGTCTTGTTTATTAACAATTTTAAATAACTTAGATACTATATCATGAGTCTATTAGATACAGCTAGTTTAGTCGTAACACCAAATGGATATAAGGCAGGAACATTGTATTCTGTAATCCCAAGTGACGGTTCGGGTGATATGACCGTAACACGAGCAACCACAGCGACAAGAGTTAATTCAGCAGGATTAATTGAAAGCGTAGCGAATAACGTACCACGTTTAGACTATTCTAACGGAACTTGTCCAAGTATATTAGTAGAGCCACAAATAACTAATTTATCTTTATATAGCGAGCAATTTAACAACGCTTATTGGAATAAAAATCAAGTCTCAATTTTAGCAAATGATATTGCTTCTCCTGATGGTGCTACAACGGCTGATAAATTAGTTGAGGATTCTACAAATGATTTACATTACATAAACATACCTCAAAGTACAGTATCTTCGGGAACTAATACTATTTCTGTATACGCTAAAGCAGACGGTAGAAATTGGATATGGTTGTATTTATTTGATGGTGTTTTAGGTTCGCTATTCGCTTATTTTAATGTGTCTAATGGAACTATAGGTACGGTAACAAGTGGATTAACTGCAAACATTGAAAGCGTCGGTAGTGGTTGGTATCGTTGTTCAATAACAAGAACACAAGCAAATGCAGGTAACGGTGGTTTTGGTTTAGCGAGTGCAGATAATACAATTTCATATTTAGGAAATGGAACGAGTGGGGTTTACATTTGGGGCGCACAACTCGAAGTCGGTTCATACGCTACTTCCTACATCCCTACAACTTCAGCAAGTGTAACACGAAACGCAGATGTGATTAACAAAACAGGGATAACAGGAATAACCACTTTAACAACAACTTTTGAAGATAATACAACTCAAGTATTAACAAATCCAACAAGTTACACGATGCCAAATGGTAGAATTAAACATGTAATTGGAGAATAATTCGTATCTTTAATTATGGAAAATAAGACTACAAAAAGAAGCAGAACTTACAACAATATGATAGTAAAACTAATATACCAAGACCAAGATACAGCCGTTAAAGACTTACTACAAAAAGGCGTATTAATCAACACAACTGATAAAGAAGGTAACGAAGTAGTATCGTACTCACCAACTACACACGCTGTTGTACACATAGGATTAATTGTAGACACTCCCGCAGTAGTTGAGGACATGAAAGTAATCAAAGAAGCTACCTACTTAAAAGGGTGGCACGTTGACGTAATGACTGATTTAGATATTAATTTTGATAATGCTATCGAACCAAACAACCCAAAACACGAATTTGCATGATAGAACTTCGCCCTGCTAAATATCTTTTAGGTAGGCTAGTTCCAATGGATAACAATGACAAGATTCCGTTATTCAATTTGGGATCTGGCACTTACGACAATACAAAGTTTCTTCGTGGTGATGGGACTTGGGCTGTACCTTCTGGCGGTGGAGGAAGTTATGTTCCTTACACTGGAGCAACAGGTAATGTTAATTTAGGCGAATATGGACTATTAGCAGGATGGATACAGATTGATACCTCACCAACTACGTATACTCCAGGAGTAGGTAAACTAGGATGGAACGATCAAGACGGAACTTTAGAGTTTCAACTTCTAGGAGGTAACGTAACTTTACAGATTGGACAAGAACAAGTTGCGCGAGTTGTAAATAAAACAGATCCATTGATAGATCTACTAGAGGCAAATTATCAAGTTGTAAAAATAACAGGAGCTCAAGGAAATAGACTTAAAGTTGCATTAGCTCAGGCTAATAACGATGCTAATAGCGCAGAAACACTAGGAGTTGTTACAGAAAACATACTCGGAAATCAAGAAGGATTCATAACAACCAGTGGGCTAGTAAAAAGCATTAACACAACAGGTTCGCTTCAAGGAGAAACTTGGTTAGATGGAGACATGTTATACCTGTCTGGAACTATTGCAGGTCAAATGACTAAAGTTAAACCATCTGCGCCAATACATACAGTTATACTAGGTTATGTTGTAAGAGCTCACGCTACGCAAGGTCAAATTTATGTAAAGGTAGATAATGGATATGAGCTAGGCGAGTTACATGATGTAAATACAACCATAAGTAAGACAACTCCAATAGATGCGGATTCTGTATTACTACAGGATACTGCCGACAATAATTTATGGAAAAAGTTAAGTTGGTCTAATTTAAAAGCTACACTTAAGACTTATTTTGATGTATTATACCAAAATAAATTAACACTAACTACAGCTGGAACTTCTGGCGCAGCAACACTAGTTGGAGATACATTAAATATACCACAGTATTCAGGTGGTGGAGGATCATCTACAGTTAAAAAAGTAGCGTTAATAACAACATACGGTACATTAATTGAATCAACAACTACAAACTCAATAAGCGGTTCTGTTTTAATTCCTGCGAATACAATCCCAACAAACTGTCTAATTGATTTATCATGGATGACTAACAGACCTGTAGCAGGTGCTACAACAACAACTTGTCGAGTTTATGTAAATACATCAAATAGCTTAACTGGGGCAACTTTATTAGCTACAGGTCAAATAACATCAGCGAGTATAACAGGTAGACACATACGCCAATTATCAATTAACGGTTCAACATGGGCAATAGCTACAGCTACGGCAATATTGACATCGGATTTAAGTTATTCAGCAGCAGCACTAACAACATTTACACTTGCAACTAATCAAGATTTATACTTAATTTTTGCAATGCAAAACGCAAATACAACAGCAAAATCTCAGTTATCTTTCGCATCATTTATAAGCTATGAATAATATAACTAAAATAGAGAACGGATTTTTGTTAAACGAAGTGATACATATGTTTCAAGATTTTGAATCAAATGAATCTTTAGTTAAATATGAGTTATTATCTGAAAATCAATTACACATAGGAACAAGCAATGGAGTTATATTCCTTGACTTAAGCGTATCTATAGATGGAGTTCATTATGAAGATATTAATGAGTTTATAAAAAATATATTTTAACTATATTTGCATCTTATGAAATTATTCTTATTTATACTTGTCTTAGCAGCGGTAAGTTGCACTCCACAGCGTAGATTTACTAGGCTTATTGAGAAGCATCCATACTTACTTACAACTGACTCAATTCAGTTGATTGACACAGTTCGCGTGGTAGTTCCAGAAGTTAAACTAGATACAGTAGTACAAATAAATCAACTGCACGATACTGTAACTATTCAAAAAGAACAGCTAACAGTACGTATGTGGATCAAAGGAGACAGTGTTTATGTTCAAGGAGAATGTGATACGGTAATTGTAGATAGAATAATTAATAAAACTATTCCTGTAAAATATTACGCTAATCAAGATAAAGGGTTTATATGGAAATTCTTCTTATTAGGAGTATCCATTACATTCTTCTTGATGTTTATAGTGTATTTACTTTACAAATATTACCTGAACAAAAGATGAATGAGCTTGTACAATTTGGATTAATTACCGCTGTTGGTATAATTGGATATTTCTTAAAAATGGTCCATAACGATGTTAGAAAAGCAGTAGAAGATACTGGAAAGTTAAAAGGCAAGATTGAGCTTGTAGAGCAAGAAAGCAGATTAAAGTATCAGCAGATACTTGAGACAACTCAACTTGAGATACGCAACCTAACTAAAAACATCAGCGATTTAGCCGAAGCTGTAAAAGAACTCATGATTAAAATAAACAAATGATAAAGCAAATATTCTGTGATGAGAATGGTCAACTATCAAGTAAAAGAGTAGTTGGCGTACTTGGTTCATTATCACTTATGATTGCTTTATTCATAGAACGTACAGACGCATTGGTTTGGGCTGTAGCGTTTCTAGCTGGAGGCGCATTAGGTATAACTACAATTGAAAAAATATTCAAAAAATGAGTTTAGTTAATCTTCAAAAAAAAGTAGGAGCAAATCCTGATGGGGATTTTGGACCGAATACATTAAAGAAAGCAGCTGAGTTTTATAAATTAACTACAGAGCGAGCTGCACATTTCTTCGCGCAACTTTCGCATGAGACAGCTGAGTTTAAATTATTCAGTGAGAACTTAAATTATTCAGCAGATGGACTGAGAAAGATTTTTCCTAAGTACTTTCCAACAAGTATTCTAGCAAACGCATACGCACGTAAACCTGAGAAAATAGCAAACAGAGCTTATGCAAATAGAATGGGTAACGGTGACGAAGCATCTGGCGATGGATATAAGTTTCGTGGACGTGGTGCAATTCAGTTGACAGGTAAAGCTAATTATCAAAACTTCGCTAACCACATCAAGAATCAAGAGATTATGACTAACCCAGATTTAGTCACTTCAGATTACGCATTTGAGTCTGCAATATTTTTCTTTGATAGAAATAAACTATGGGATATTTGCGATAAAGGAGTAACTGACGCAATGATACTTTCGTTGACTAAACGTATTAATGGCGGGGTCAATGGTTTAGCGCATAGATCAGAATTAACTAAAAAATATTACGGATGGCTAAAATAAAAGAGACTGGCTCAGCAAAGAGCGCAGTAAAGGTAAGCAGACCAGGTATACACAGTAAGACCAAAACAAGTAAACTTAAATCAAGTAAGCTTTACTCTAAAAAATATAGAGGTCAAGGGAAGTAATTAAAAATAATTATCTTTGTACAATGGGAGATGCTGTTAAGGTAATTATACTTGGTACTGAAGGAGAGTTTGTTATAGAGCTACCTGAAGGTGTAGGGTGTAATGAAATAATAGAATTCCTTAAAAACTTTTAAGTATGAGCTATAAGATTTATAAAGAAGGTGCTTTCATAATTATTGAGGACACAACAAATGGAACTGTTAATGAGTATAACTCTCAATTTGTTGAGATTAAAAAATACTCGGTAAACGAAACAAGATATGATGTTACATATAACGGATTAAATGTATTAACATCAGTATTCTTGGCGGATATTAAAACAAAAGCAGGATCTGCTTACACGTCATCTGCATTCGATACTATTAGATACGAAGAAACAGGTAAAATAAACTAAGATGAAGATATTTAAAAAAGGAGCATATATTGTCATAGAGGATAATAATGTGATTAAAGAGTATAATTCTCAATTTTTGCAAATTGAAAAGTACGCTATTGGATTAAACGCATATAATATTATTTACAACGGTCTTACTGTAGCTACTACTGTTTTATTGTCTGAAATTAAAGATGAAAATGGAAATGCTTATACAGCTAATAGTTTTGATACTTTTCGTTTAAATAGCTTAGGTAAAGAAAATTTATCTACAGAAATTTTACCGTCTACAATATCGATAGCTACGCCCTCTGGACCATATAATGGATTATCCCCAGCAGTACTTAACTATGTTTTAATTCCAGCAGGTACTTTCACTACAAATTCTGTACCTAGAATAGACGCTATATTCAAGTCTAATCCAGCTGTTGTAGCGTCATCTTTTGCTGCGCTATATGTTTCTACTACAAATGATTTAACAGGAATAAATACAACAATAGCTGTTCTTGATTTCCCAGCTCTTTCTAGAGTTTTTGTTCCATTAACTAGAACATTGTCAATTTCAGATGAAACATTAGATACATCTTACTTAAGTGATTTAACTACAAATGTTCCTAATGATTTAAGTTTAGCTACCGCTGCAAACTTTGCATCTAGTGCTATTGACTGGACAATAGATCAATATATTATAGCAGGTGGACTTGTCACTAATTCAGCTAACTCAATAGAATCAATATCACTTAAAGTTTCTTTATAATGAAATTAGACGCGTACAACATACTGCAATATAAGCAAGGTGACTTATTATTTGGTTATAGACCTAATACACCCCCTGGGAGTGTATTTAGATTGAGTGGTTCATTTCCATTCAAGATATCTAAAGCTGCTTTATCCCCAGTTATTCAAACTTCATCTATAAGTATAATTGATTACTTAAAGATACCAGCAAATACTGTGTCAGCCAATACTGTAATTGATATCCAGGCTATCGTTGAAAAAAATGGTGCAACCGCTGGTGCAGTTGTAAATGTAGGTATAAGCACTGATAATATTTCAACAGGCATTCAAATATCAACATACACAGTTGGTCTCACATTACTATTCATAAATACTTTTAGATCATTGTGCGTTACAACTGTAGATGGAAGTGGAGATGGAACTTATTTATTTAATGATCAAGTATCAGCATTAAATGATACATTAACAATAACTAGTGCTCTTCCAGTAACGTTACCTATTGACTGGACAGTTGATCAGTACATTGTTGTTTCTGGAAGTGTATCAAATACAAGTGACTCTTTAAGAACATTAGGAATTAAAGCAATTATTTAATACATATATAAAGTACCAGTGACGCATCCCGTAAGAACTGCGCACCATCGTTGATCTTCTCGTTATTGGGAAATCTTAACAGTATAACTAATAACACACCCAAGTAAGTTTCTTTGATCAAGAAGTACTGCTTGGGTTTTTTTATTATATTTGCAAAAACTAATTTTAATTAAAATGGAAAAATTACCACAAGAGAGCTTAGACAAATTAAGAGCGGCTCATTCAAAGTATCAAGGATTACGTTCAGAAATGGCTGATATTTCATTACATGAGTTGATGATTATAGAGCGTAAATTTGAAGTAAAAGATGCTATAAACCAAGCGAAATCTGAGTTAATTGCTATTGAAGAGGAGTTGAAAAACGAGTATCAAGCTAAAGCAATCAACTTAGCTACAGGAGAAGTTGACAAATGAGTTTAATTCGTAAAATATCAGTTGGTCCAGATTACAAGAATGCAATGCATTTTATTGTAGGTCAAGATGTTTTAGGAAATTCTCATAAAATATCTTCTATTGTACGTGACTTTGATGGGAATTATTTAATCTATATCAAGAACGATAACGAAGAAGTATTACTGTGGAAGACATTCACAGTTACAATTCCAATTTCAGTAGAGCATAATATAGACTTCTAAAATGAAATCAATATTTCACTTCTTGGTTCAACCAAAAGGTGGAAAGCGATACGATAACGTAAAAGATGTTGGTGATGGTAAGAAGCTTGTACTGAGTACATCACAAGAAGACCATAAAGCCACAAACCGATACGCAATAGTAGTTGCTGTTCCACATGACTACAACGGAGAGATTTCTGTTGGGGACGAGGTCATTGTACACCATAATGTATTTAGAAAATTCTTTGACATGAAGGGTCGTCAGAAAAGCGGCTCTGCTCATGTATTTGAGGACTACTATGTTGTGGAGGATATTGAGTTGTTCCTATACAAGAAGCCAGATGGCGATTGGATGGCTCCTTCTCCATACATGTTTGTTGAGCCAATTCCAAGTGACAACATGGGGTCATTTAAAAAACTATACGGCAAGATAGCTTACAGTTCAGATCCAATGGTCAGTTCAGGCGAAGAGGTTTCATTTCAGCCAGACTCAGAATACGAGTTTAAGATTGACGGTAAGTTAATGTACAGAATGTATAAAAGAAACTTGGTATGGAAGAATCAATAATCAATAAGAAGAAACGTATTTGCAAGGCAGGTAGAACAGCAGTCGATGAGTTAATCAAGATTGCAGAGGAACCGCTTATACACAGCAGATTAAATGCTGACAATACGACTGAAGATGGACTAGCTGCTGACAAGTTGGTTAGAGCCGCTCAGTCAAAGAAACTAGCTATATTTGATGCGTTAGAGATTCTTAACAGAGTTCAGCTAGAGGAATTAGAGATTGAAGCGTTAGAGAACGGTGCAGATGTAATCGCTCCGTCAAGTTTCGCTGAACGAAAAGCAAAAGGTAAGTAGTATGCCACTATACGAGATAGCACCTAACTACATAGACAAAAGTCTTAAAACCCGTAAGAATAAACTTAAGAAGTGGAACTATGGGTATGACGCTGAACATGATTTAATTATCATATCAAAGGACGGTACTATAGGTGAGATTTATTACATAAACGGACTTTACATTGCACTACCTGAAGCTCCAGATAAAGTGGAGAACAATAACAGCAAATGGAAGCCTACTCCAATACCGCAGGAACTATCCAGGCTTAAAACTATATTTGATTGGAATCGTAAAGATAACCCATTCAAGTTAAAGTACGTTGATTATATTGACGAGGAGTTTGATAGAAGAGAGAAGGGGCATTGGTTTATCAATAAGAATAAGAAAACATACGTCACGGGAAGTCACTATATGTACCTTAATTGGTCTAAGATTGATGTAGGTTTACCTGACTTCCGTGAATCAAATAGAATTTACTTCATATACTGGGAAGCTTGTAAGGCTGATAACAGATGCTTCGGGATGATCTATCTAAAGAATAGACGTTCAGGGTTCTCGTTTATGTCAGCTTCAGAAACTTCTAACATAGGAACCATCTCAAAAGATGCGCGACTTGGCATCTGTTCTAAAACAGGTAATGATGCTAAGAAGATGTTTACGGATAAGGTTGTTCCAATTGTAAAAAACTATCCATTTTTCTTTAAACCCGTTCAAGATGGTATGGATAATCCTAAAACAGAGTTAGCATTTAGACTACCCGCTTCAAGGATTACCAAGAAGAATATGTATGAAGAGTCTAACGTCGATGAGGTCGAAGGATTAGATACGTCAATTGACTGGAAAAATACAGATGAGAACGCTTATGATGGGGAGAAGTTATTATTCCTAGTTGAAGATGAAGCTGCTAAATTAGAGCGACCAAATAACATACTTAATGGTTGGCGCGTACGTAAAACATGTTTACGTTTAGGATCGCGTATCACAGGAAAATGTATGATGGGATCGACAGCAAACGCATTATTAAAAGGAGGACAAAACTACAAAGATTTATATTATGATTCGGACCCTAAGAAAAGGAACAAGAATGGTCAAACGAAAAGCGGATTATATTCTCTATTCATCCCGATGGACTACAATTTTGAGGGATATCTTGATGAATACGGGTTCGCTGTAATAGACGATCCTAAAGAACCAGTTAAAGGGCTTGACGGGGAGTGGATAACTCAAGGTGTTGTATCTTATTGGAACAATGAGGTTGAGTCGCTTAAATCTGATCCTGATGCGTTAAATGAATGGTACAGACAGTTCCCTAGAACAGAGTCGCATGCATTCAGAGATGAGTCTAAAGCGAGTATCTTTAACTTAACAAAGATATACCAGCAAGTGGACTACAACGAGTCTCTAATACGAGATAAAGTGGTTGTACGAGGTTCATTCCATTGGCGTGACGGTAAGCAAGACTCTGAGGTTATATGGACCCCAGATGTCAGAGGGCGTTTTGCTGTGTCGTGGATACCACCTGAAAAAATGAGAAACAATGTTATTAAACGTAATGGAGTATTCTATCCAGGGAACGAACACATTGGTGCGTTTGGTTGTGACCCTTACGATATATCTGGTACTGTAGATGGACGCGCTTCCAATGGAGCACTTCACGGTAAGACAGGATTTACTGTTGATGATGCGCCAAGTAACTTCTTTTTCTTGGAGTATATTGCTAGACCACAGACAGCTGAGATTTTCTTTGAGGAAGTACTGATGGCTTGTGTGTTTTACGGTATGCCTATATTAATTGAGAACAACAAGCAGCGTTTGCTGTATCACTTTAAGAATAGAGGTTACAGAAATTTCTCTATTAATCGTCCAGACAAGAAACTTAACATGCTATCAAAAACAGAGCGAGAGTTAGGTGGTATACCTAACAGTTCTGAAGACGTTAAGCAAGCTCACGCTAGTGGTATTGAGACGTACATCGAGAAGTATGTTGGTATAGATACAGAAGGAACATATCGTGACCCAGAGGAGGTAGGTCAGATGTATTTTTCTAGAACACTAGAGGACTGGGCTAGATTCGATATTAACAACAGAACTAAACATGATGCCTCCATTAGCAGTGGATTAGCTATCATGGCTACAAATAGACATGCATTTGTTAGTAAATCAGATAAACCTAAACTAACTATAAGACTCCCTAGGTACGATAATACAGGTACAACGAGTAAAATTGTCAGAAATTAATCGTAATTTTGAAAATTGAAAGATTAACTAAATGAGTATAGAGGTAAAGATTCCGTATCAAGCGTTCCCATCCGAGCTTGTTCCTGATGTTCAGAAAGAAACGATGGAGTATGGTAGACAAGTTGGTAATGCTATTTCTTACGAATGGTTTGATAGAAGAGGCGGTAGTTGTCGATTCTACGACCAATGGGCTGAATTCCACAAAAGAAGATTGTATGCTCGTGCGGAGCAACCTATATCTAAGTATAAAAACGAGATGTCAACAGATGGAGACTTATCTCACTTAAACTTAGACTTTACTCCAGTTCCAATCATACCTAAATTTGTTGATATTGTTGTTAACGGAATGAGAGATAGAGAAATGTCTATCAAAGCGTTTTCACAAGATGTTATCTCAGCAGAGAAAAGAAACGAGTTTCAAGATATAATTGAAGCTGACATGATTGCTAAAGATTTCTTGATGCAGACTAAGGAGCAGTTTGGTATCGATGCGTTTAATGTTGAGCCAGATAAACTTCCAGAGGATGACGATGAGTTATCTTTATACATGCAATTAAACTACAAGCCTGCTATCGAGATTGCTGAAGAGGTTGCTATTGATACTATTATGCTTGAAAACAAGTATGATGAGATCAGAGACCGTATCAACTACGACATGACAGTTCTAGGTATTGGTATTGGTAAGCATGAATTCTTAAAAGGAGACGGGGTAAGATTACGTTACGTCGATCCTGCTAATGTTGTTTATAGCTACACAGAAGACCCATACTTTGAAGATTGTTTCTATTGGGGTGAAGTTAAGATGGTTCATATTAATGAATTGCTTAAAATCAATCCAAACTTAACAGATAAAGAATTAGAAGAAATACGTAGCATGTCTGCTGCATGGTCGGAGAATTATCCAACTATGCGTCGATATGATATATTCCAAAAAGATATTATTACATTACTTTACTTCAACTACAAAACCACTAAGGAGTTTGTATACAAGAAAAAGAAAATGTCAACAGGTGGAGAGAAGGTAATCAAAAAAGATTCTTCATTCAATCCTGAGCCAAACGAGAACTTTGAGAAACTTGGAGTTAAGAAAGATGTTTGGTACGAGGGTATCATGATTATGGGTACTCAGAAAATGATTAAGTGGGAGATGTCTAAAAACATGGTTAGAGAAAAGTCTTCCATGCAACATGCATATCCAAACTACGTAGCTTGTGCTCCTAGAATGTACAAAGGTGTCATAGAGTCTTTAGTTAGACGTATGATTCCTTTTGCTGATCAGATTCAAATGACTCACTTGAAGTTACAACAAGTTAAATCACGTATAGTTCCTGACGGGGTATTTATTGACGCTGATGGTATCAATGAAGTAGACTTAGGTACAGGAGCTGCGTACACTCCAGAGGATGCATTAAGACTATATTTCCAAACGGGATCTGTTATTGGACGTAGCTTTACGCAAGACGGAGATTTCAATAATGCTAGAGTTCCTATTCAGCAGTTGAATACAAGCTCTGCGTTCGATAAAATGCAGTCATTGGTTTCAGATTACAACCATAACTTAAATATGTTGCGTGACGTGACTGGACTTAACGAGGCTAGAGATGCTTCTACTCCAGATCCTGATGCATTGGTTGGATTACAGAAACTTGCTGCGCTTAACAGTAACGTAGCTACTCGTCACATACTTGACGCTAGTATGTACATTACTAAGACTTTAGCTGAATGCGTATCGTTACGTATCGCTGATATTCTTCAGTACTCTGACATGGCTGAGGATTTTGCAATGAAGATTGGTAAGTATAACATGAAGATACTTGAAGAGATTAAAGAATTGTACTTGTATAACTTTGGTATCTTTATTGAAATGTCTCCAGACGAAGAGCAGAAACAAATGCTTGAGCAAAACATTCAGATTTCACTTAGCACACAAAGCATTGGGCTTGAGGATGCTATTGACATTAGAATGATACGTAACGTGAAGCTTGCTAACGAGATGTTGAAAGTTAAGCGTAAGAAACGTCAGAAAGAGCGTCAAGAGCGTGAGGATGTTCAAATGCAAATGCAAGGACAACTTAACCAAGAGTCTCAAGCAATGGCTGCTGAAGCTAAGATGCAAGCTATCCAAGCTGAGGCACAAGCCAAGATGGCTGTTAGACAAACTGAGTCTGACTTGGCTATTAAGCAACTTCAAGTTGAGGCTGCACTTAAATCTCAGTTGATGGATAAAGAGTTCCAAATCAATATGGAGTTGAAAGGCATGGAGGCTGATACTATATTACAGAAAACAGATAAAGCTGAGAGAGCAAAAGATGAACGTGTATTAAAGCAAGCTTCAGCTCAATCAAAACTTATAGACCAAAGAAAAAATAACTTACCTCCAATGGATTTTGAAAGTAGCTTAGATGACCTAGGTGATTTCGACATGGAGTCTTACGAACCAAAGTGATATGTTGAACAAGAAAGAAATGAAGTGCAATAGCCCTAAGAAAACCCCAGGGCATCCGACTAAGTCTCACGTTGTGAAGGCTTGTGATAATGGTAAAGAAAAGATTATTCGATTTGGACAACAAGGTGTTTCTGGTAGTCCAAGAAAAGAAGGCGAGTCAGAAGCAGCTAAAAATAGAAGAGCATCATTCAAAGCGCGCCACGCTAAAAACATTGCAAAAGGCAAGATGAGCGGTAGCTATTGGTCGAATCGCGTAAAATGGTGTATCACTCTAGCTATATTAAATGGTTACAATTTATTTTAGTATCTTTGCTTGAAAGATAGCAATATGAAAGATAAATTTAATTTAACAGGGCAGGTTTTTAATAACCTTGAAGTGCTAAGATTTAGCGAAGTAAAAAACACAAACTCTCATTGGATATGTAGATGTTTATTATGTGATTCAGAGACAGAAGTTTCGAGACCAAATTTGAAAAGCGGTAACACTAAAGACTGTGGATGCATGAGGTCTGATAAGCTTTCTGAAGCACATAAAGTACATGGAGCGTGCAAGACTAGAACATGGAAGTCATGGTCAAAAATGAGAAGAAGAATAAAACTAGGATCAAAACATAGTCCTATTTATGGAAAAATATCAATATGCCCTACTTGGGATAATTTTGAAGTTTTCTTGAATGATATGGGAGAAAGACCAGTTAATGGAACATTAGATAGAATTGACAATACCAAGGGGTATTATAAAGAGAATTGCAGATGGGCTACTCAAGCAGAGCAAAATAGAAATAGAGGAAATAATGTTATTTTAGAATTTAACGGAAAAAAAATGTGTGCTACAGATTGGGCTAAAGAATTAAATATACATAGAGACACTATAAGAGAAAGAATAAAAAGAGGTTTACCAATAGAAAAGGTTCTACACGTTGGTAGGGTAGACAGTGTAAAATAAAATAAATAAAATTACTAATTTTGTAAAAATTAAATCAAATGAGTGAAATTAAAGTAAGACTTGTAGAAGATGCTGAACAAAAGCCATTACAAGTAAGAGAAGCTGAATTATTAGCAGCAGCAGGTGAGGATGTTATTGTTCCTGAAGTAGCTGAAGAGATTAAGACAGAAGAAAAAGAAGAAACTATCATTGATCCAGTTGATATTGAGATTGATGAAGAAAAAGTAAAGTCGTTCTTTGAAAAGAAATATGGAAAGCAAGTCAATTCTTTTGATGACTTATTTCAAGAGCCTAAGGTAATTGAACTAGAGTTGGATGAGGATGTAGCTGCATTTCAGAAATATAAAAAGGAGACAGGTAGAGGATTGGACGACTTCATGAAGTTAAACAAAGATTATTCTGCTATGGATCCAGACCAAGTACTTTTAGAGTGGTATTCAAATGAGAATCCTGAGTTAACTCGTGAAGAGTTAATGGAAGAGATTAATGATAAGTTTGGATACGATGAATATGCAGATGATGCTGACATTTCTAAGAAGGAAAGGGCAAAGAAAAAAGAGCTTGCTAAAGCCAAAAAAGAACTTAATGCTTTGAAAGAACAATACAAGGCACCTCTTGAGTCAAGAGGACTTGATGTTCCAGAAGAAGAGAAGAGTGCTTGGGAGGAATTTAGAAAAGCTAAAGAAACTTCGACGAAGCAAAGCGAAGAACAGCAACAGAAAGCTCAGTACTTTCAGCAAAAAACAGATGAATTATTTTCTTCAAATTTCGAAGGTTTCGGATTTAAAACTGAAGATGGTAACAAGATTGTTTACAAGCCGAAAGATACAGAGGAAATTAAGATTGAACAGTCAAGTGTACTAAACTTTATTAATAAGTTTTTGGATGCAGACGGTAAACTTAAAGATGCTGAAGCTTATCATCGCTCAATTGCTGTAGCGTTAGACCCAGACAAATTTTTTAAATTTGCGTATGAGCAGGGTAGAGCAGACAATGCCAAGGAGCTAGAGGTTAGTTCCAAAAATATTGACATGTCTCGTAATACACCTCAAATTGTGCAAAATGGAGGGTTTAGCATTAAGGCTGTTGACGCTGATCGAGGAAACAGGTTAATTATTAAAAAACAAAGCTAAAAATTAAGAAAACATGGCTGGTACATTACAAGCTGGTGGGGTATTTTTACAACCATCTGCATCAAAGGCAACATTGCCTACAAATTACATCACTGATTTCGATTTCTTGAATCAGTACTTACCTGATACTTACGAAAAAGAATTCGAAAAGTACGGTAACCGCTCAATCAACTCTTTCTTACGTCAAGTAAGTGCTGAGTTGCCATCTACATCAGATTTGATCAAATGGGAAGAGCAAGGACGTTTACATACAAAATATGTATCTGTTACAACAGCTGCTATCGCTGGATCTGACACAGCTACTTGGACTGTCGCTGACGCTGGTATTACAGCTTGTAACTTCCGAGTTGGACAAACTGTATTCTTATCAGCTAATGCTGGTACTGCATCTGACAAAGCTATCATTACAGCTGTATCAGGATTGACATTTACTGTAGCTTACTACGCTGCTGGAGGTCAAACTATCGCTGCTGCTGCTACGTCAACTGCATTCGTTTACGGTTCTGAGTTCAAAAAAGGATCAAATGGAATGAACGGATCTTTAGAGGCTGAGCCATCAATCCGTGAGGTATCTCCAATCATCATCAAAGATAAGTACGAAGTATCAGGTTCTGATATGGCACAAATCGGATGGGTTGAGGTAACTACAGAGAATGGCGCTTCAGGTTTCTTGTGGTATTTGAAATCTGAGCACGAAACTCGTTTACGTTACGACGATTACTTAGAGATGGCAATGATTGAAGGTGTTCCTGCTGAGACAGGTTCAGGTGCAATCGCTGTAGCTGGTGACGCTGGTAACAAAGGTACTGAAGGTTTGTTCGAGGCAATCAATACTAAAGGTAACGTTTGGTCAGGTGGTAACCCAACTGCATTGACTGACTGGGATACAATCATTCAACGTTTGGATAAACAAGGTTCAATCCAAGAGAATGTATTGTTCGTTAACCGTCAATTCTCTTTTGACATCGACGATATGTTAGCTGCTCAAAACTCATACGGTGTAAACGGTACTTCTTACGGTTTATTCGACAATGATGAGAACATGGCATTGAACTTAGGATTCAAAGGATTCAAACGTGGATACGAGTTCTACAAAACTGACTGGAAATACTTAAACGACGCTACATTGCGCGGTGGTATCACAGGTGGTGCTGTAAATGGTGTATTAGTTCCTGCTGGAACAATGACTGTTTATGATCAAGTATTAGGTCAAAACGCTAAACGTCCGTTCTTACACGTTCGTTACCGTGCTTCTGAAACAGAAAACCGTCGTTACAAAACTTGGATGACAGGTTCAGCTGGTGGTGCACAAACAAGCGATTTGGATGCAATGCAAGTTAACTTCTTGTCAGAGCGTGCTCTTTGTACAATGGGTGCTAATAACTTCGTTATTTTCAACGCATAACATAAAACTAGAGGGGGACATCAGTGTCCCTCTCTTTTTTATTAAATTTTAAATCATATCAAATGAAAACAAAAAAGTCGGAGACAATCTATGTCTTAAAAGGTGATGCAAAGCCAATGAGCTTTATCTTAGCATCAAGAGATACAACAAGAACGCGTTTAATCGCGAAAGATAAATCAGGTAAATACCGAGCTATTCGTTACGCAAGAAATCATGAGTCACCATTCGTTGATGAACAAGAGGGAGAGGTTATCCTTGAGCCAATTGAATTCAAAGACGGAGTATTGGTTGTTCAAGAGCATGAGATTGGTTTAAAAAACTTCATGGATGTTCACCCAGCAAATGGAGAGAAATTCAAAGAATTAAACCACGAGAAGATCGCTGAAGAAGAATTCGATTGGTTGAAAGTAGCTACAGATGCTTTAGTTCAAACAAGAGATTGTGACATTAACGTACTAGAAGCGGTTGCGCGCGTATTGATTGGAAACGGTGTTGATAACATGACAAGTAGCGAGATTCGACGTGACATGATGAAATATGCACAACGTGATCCAATGTCAGTTCTTGAGTTATTTGAAGACCCATCATTAGAGAAACAAAACATAGCTCGTCGAGCTGTATCTGAAGGATGGTTATCTTTAAGAAACGGTGGTAAAGAAATTTACAACAACTTCCCAGAGAATAAAAAACGATTAATGGTCGTTCCAATGGATATGGATGCATACACTGCACTAGAGTCTTACTTAGAAACAAATGAAGGAAAAGACTTGTTTGTTCAGTTGACGAAAGTACTAGCATAACATATTTTTATATAACTTTGAAAGCCTGTGATTTAGTTCATGGGCTTTTTTACTTTTTTTGTTTTATCTTTGTATTATGATTAATAGTGTAAGAAATACTGTACTTGACATAATCAATAAGGACAACAATGGATATATAACTCCAGATGAGTTCAATAATTATGCAATTCAAGCGCAACGTGATATATTCGAGGAGTATTTCACTAACTATGCGATGGCTGTTCAGAAAACGAACGCTAGAATTTACGGAAGTGAATATGCTGATATTAAAAAGAGAATAGAAGCTGTAATTGATATATTCAATGTTAATGCTCCATTAGTATACGATCCGATTAACTTTTCATTTAATCAACCATCTGACTTATATAAGATGGAGCGTTTGACGTATAATGGAAATGTTGAGATTGAGAAAGTTACACACGGAAAGATTTTATATTTACTTGGATCACCGTTAACATCTCCGTCTGTTTTATATCCAGCGTATACATTAAGTTCTAACGATATAACTGTATATCCATCAACTATAACTTCATTGGTTACGGCTAATTATTTACGTTATCCAGTTGACCCTAAGTGGACATATGTAACAGTTAATGATTCACCATTATTCAATCCAGCAGCAATTGACTATCAAGACTTTGAGTTGCCGTTGAGTGATGAAATGAACTTAATCATAAGAATATTACAGTTAGCTGGCGTTTCAATTAGAGAAAGTGAAGTTGTTCAGATGGCTAAAGCAGAAGAGATACAAGATAAGCAAGAGCAATAATGGGATATATTACAGATTTTCAGTACTACCAAAATGGGGGTAACATACCTACCAATGTAAATTGGGGTTCGTATCAATACGTATCACTTAATGATATTGTAACAAACTTTGAGTTAATGTATGTCGGTAACGACAAGTTGATCAATAACGTTGATCGATATAATATTTTATTTCACGCAAAGAGAGCTATCCAGGAGCTGAATTACGACGCATTACGTAACGTAAAGATTCTTGAGCTTACAATCAGTGATACACTTCAAATGGTACTTCCTCCAGACTATGTGAACTATGTTCGTATTAGCTACGAGAGAGGTGGTGTATTATTTCCAATGATTGAGAATAAACAGACTAACTACTCTAACTCTTACTTGCAAGATAACAACCTTGATATTGTATTCGATATTGATGGAAATGTTATTGAGACTGCATCTAAGTTGGATATGGAGCGATTAGAAGGTCATACTCAGCGCATCTATTTAGGTGACGGAAAATATAATGGTCAGTACGGATGGTTTGTTGACGGTGATTGGTACTTCACAAGACAAGTAGGCGGTATATTTGGGGCTGATCCTGAAACATCTAATGGGAATGTTACATTCAGAATAGACAATAAAAGTGGAGTAATTAACTTTAGTTCAGTAATACCAGATGAAAACGTAGTTCTTGAGTACATATCTGATGGTATGGAAAAAGGAGACGATGGAGCGATTTCTATAAATAAATTAGCTGAAGATGCTGTGTACGCGTATATGAAATGGGCTATACTTGATAATAAGTTTGGTGTCCAAGAGTACGTTGTAAATAGAGCGCGTAAAGAAAAGACAGCTAAGCTGCGTAATGCTAAGATTCGTCTAAGCAATTTACATCCATCACGTTTATTGATGGTATTGAGAAATCAATCTAAATGGATTAAATAATGGAAGTATCAAGAAATTTCACTGCTGGGGTGATGAATAAGGATTATGATGAACGTGTACTACCTAACGGTCAGTATGTCGATGCATTAAATATTATCCCAGGGTCTTCTAAAGACTCAGACGTAGGTTCGGTCCAAAACATAATGGGTAATACTAAGATTGGTAATACTGCTGCTGTTTTAGGATTCCCTTCTGGACTTACAAACGCAAAAACAATTGGAGCAATTGACGCTGAGGATATCGACTGTATTTACTGGTTGTTATCATCAGATGAGTGTGATGCAATACTTGAGTTAAATACAATCAATGGGGTTGTATCAAGAATATTACAGTCAAATAGAATTGGTGGAGTTACTCAACTTGGATTTGATTTAACATACATTGTGACGGGAATAAACATCATTAACGGATTATTGTTCTTTACTGACGGATTAAACCCACCAAGAAGAATAAATATTTCTCGTGCAAGGACGTACGCTGTAAACGATCCAAGAATAGATATCGATATTAACGTTATCTTGCGACCGCCACTTATAGCTCCATATCTTGTCATGGGTAACGATGGTACTCAATCTAACAACATGTCAGATAAGTTTCTTTACTTCGCGTACAGATTCAAGTATATTGACAACGAGTACAGTTCGTTGAGTCCATTTAGTCCTGCTGCGTTTGCTCCAGGTAATTACAATGTAGATCCACAAGTTGGATACAATGTATCAATGCAAAACAAATACAACTACGTTGACTTAACTTTTGAGACTGGAAATCAGTTCGTTACAGAGGTTCAGTTGATTATGTTGGATTCAAGAAGCAAAAACATATTCATTGTTGGAAGCTTTAATAAACAAGAACTAAGTATTGCTAATGATGTTTCATACACATTTAACAAGTTCAGCAATAACAAAACATATTCTACGTTACCGTCAGACCAAATTGGGCGACTGTTCGATAACGTACCGCTTACAGCTAAAGCGCAGGATATCGTTGGTAGCCGACTAATGTTTGGTAACTATACTGAATTTTACGATGTGCCAGATGCTAAGTTCAAGCTAGAAGTAGTTTCAAATGTAGACGGTATATTTCCTACAACTACAAATCCGCTAAGAACATTCCGATCAAATAGAGATTATGAGATTGGTATTGTATATACGGATGAGTATGGTAGAATGTCTACAGTAATGGATGCGCCTAACAATACGATATATATTCCACCAACAAACTCAGCCACAGCTAATGGAATTAAGGTTGTAATTAAAAGTCCAGCCCCTACATGGGCTACTAACTGGCGTTTAGTTATTAAGCAATCGAAAGATAACTACTACAACTTATTTCCAATACTGTTCTACAAGGATGGCAACTATCGTTACTTCCTTATAAATGAGTCGGACAGAGATAAAGTTGCTGTTGGAGACTATATTACATTTAAAGCTGACGCAAATGGCATCACTAATACTGTAAAGGAATATAAAGTACTAGAGATTGCACTAAAAGAAGCTGACTTTATTTCATCTACTACAGCAAGCGAATACGCAGGACTTTACTTAAAGATTAAGGTAAATAGTGCTAATGAGTTTGATCCTAATTCGTTGTATAATTATACGGCTATTGGAGACGGTGTAAATAGCACTAACGGAACTAACGGAACTCCAGAGGTAGCTCCAGATCCAGTTAATATTTCTTTTAATTGTGCTGATAATCCTATCTTTTATGGTAATGGAAATGGATCAGTATTAACTATAGCAAATAATAATCAATACTTAGGAACTGTTGATGCTAGGTATACAATTGAGATAGACTCTCCAACAACATTTAGATACACTACAAATATTGATGGTACAGGTCCTTTTATTCAACAAAACATTCCGATTGTTGCTAACACTAATATACCTATATTAAACAGTGCTGGAAATAGTACATCTTACAATATAAGATTCTCAACAGCTACTGGATTTATAGTTGGTGATAAGTGGAAAATAAGCTGTAGAGGACCTATTTATTCAGGTCAAGGACCAATTCCATCTAATAATTATTTCGGTGGAATAGGTCTAGCTCAAATGCTTGTAATAGACAATGGTGCAGTTGGTGGATATGCTATTATCCCTGGGGCTTCATGGTCTCCAAGTCAGACCGCAGATATTGATAGACCTATTAATATTGGAGCTATAATAACACTTCAAATAGTTGAAGATAGATATAATTCAAACGCATATATACAGCAGCAACAATTCCCTCCTTCAGATAGAACGTATGCAAATATCGAAGAATGGTTTGTAGAATCTGGAGCATATCAAATTTTTATACAACATGATTCAAACGGTAATAACGTTGGATCGAAACGAGTTTCATTTAGAAGAGGATCTTACTACCAAATAAACTATGGTGGTGGAGGTGGTAACGATCCGTCTAACTCTGTTTGGCAAGGGTTGTCAGCTGATGCAACAACGATGGCTTATCCTGTTAGAATGTTTATAGCTGGATATGGTTATAGTAATGATAATGATAAGCAAAACCACATCCAAGTAGCATTCAAAATTCAGCAGCAAGACGCTCCTACAATTATAGAAACTATTCCTAAGCAAAATGACTTAGAGATATTCCATGAATTGACTAGAACATATAAAACATCTGGAGCAAACCACAGAGTTAAGTGGGACTACGAAGATTATACTTATTTCACGTCATCTGATCCAGCGTTAAATGGTAAGACTGCGCTTAAACAACTTACTCCATCTTATCCTCATGACTTTGAGGTGGGTGAGACAGTTTATGTTACTACATCTGTTCCTGCATTAAATGGAGCGTTAACAGTTCTTAGTGTACCAGATATGTACACAATAGTAGTTGATGTTTCATTCCCAGGATCAGGTCCAATTACACCAGGTGAAGTTGCACATAACTCAATTGATTCTAATCAGTTGAATACTACGACAAATCCTGCTGTAGTTATTATCAACAACCCAAACAACAAGAATAGCAACTACAATGCTTATACTTGGGGTAACGGTCATGAGTCAAACAGAATTAAAGATGACTTCAATCAATCAACACTAGAGTACTCTCCTAGAGCCACTTCAGTTATTGAGGATTATGAAGAGCGTCATAATAAAGAGGCACTCACATATAGTGGTGTATACAGAGAAACAACATCAATCAATCGATTGAATGAGTTCAACTTAAGTATCGCTAACTTCAAGTACCTTGATAAATCATTCGGTTCAATTCAAAAGATTTACGCGCGTGATACTGACTTACTTACATTTCAAGAGAATAAAGTTAGTTCGGTTCTATTCGGTAAAAACCTAATATCTGATGCTATTGGAGGTGGCTCAGTTGTCACTGTTCCAGAAGTATTAGGTACACAGATAGCATTCCCTTATGAGTACGGTATATCAAACAATCCAGAGAGTTTTGCTATTTGGGGAGATGATATATTCTTTACTGATGCTTACCGTGGAGCTGTACTTCAACTTAATGGAGGTCAGATAGCTGAAGCTTCATCTATGGGTATGGAGTTCTATTTTAAAGATTTATTCATATCAAACTTGAATACTCAAAAACTTGGTGTATATGATCCATATAATAAGGTTTATGTTTTATCAATGAATGACGAATCTGTTTCACCTTGTAAGATTAAGATAAATCCAACTGCTAAAACTATTACTAAACTAGCAGCAACCAACTTGAATTTATTCTATTTGTCAGCTACACTAGGATGGGCTCTTCAATTGGTGGATTTAGGATTCGGTACATCATGGTTGACGCTAAACCAAACAAGTGGATTCGGTGATAGACAAATTAGAGGTACTGTAGCTGCAAATACAAGTGGGGCTTCAAGACAAATAGGAGTAAATGTTATTGCTTGTGGAGCAACATATAGTTTTGTGCTCACACAAACAAACGGTAAGGTTATAGACATATTCAATGTAATTTATAATAATGTAGGAGACGATGCGATTATCAGAAAGCTTTAAATACGGAAGTAGCGTAGAATTTACGTTTACAGCAGAAAAGAACGACAATGGAGTCGCTTTATATGAGTCTAATGTTGGCGTGGGAGGTAGTGATATCTATCCAGCCGAAGGAGACTTGGTTACTGTTTTCGCAGATGGACTAGATATCAACTTAAACAACAAGTGTTATTATTTGGTATCGAATGACCTAAACTTAAATAGAGACAAAATTATAGATGAAGGAACTGAAATAACATTAAGCGTGATTGGTGACAGACTTCAAGGTAGTTTTACGTATAATAATCCGAATGACTTTGCATCTCTATATATCGTTTTTGACTTTACAAATATTGTAGAACTAAGCGATACTGTAACTTATGGATCGTCATCTATTGAAAACAAAATTATAAATATTCCACTTACAGGATCTATAGGCAATGTAAATGTAGCATACTCTGTAGATAATCCAGGTGGTAGAGTTGTGTTATTTTACAATGGAGAAATTGTAAATGATACTGGCGTTACTGTTGGAGCGGAATCGGGAGACTTAAAATTCTTCAAGTACTCAAGCGAAATTAATGAGGCTAAAGTTGTATTCGTAAATACTAACGCATTAGCAATGACTTTTGAAGCTACACCTACATTTCCAGGTCTTACAAGATTCTTTATATGTGATGATGATGGTACATTAAGCAATGTATTATCTCAAATCGCGATTAACAATAACGTATGGCACAATGGATCAGGAACACTTCCTGTAGCTGGAGATATTGTATTCACTAACTCAGAAGGTACTGCTTTATACGATGGATCTAATTCATATCATGTTGTAAATGAAACTATAATGGCTGTTCCAGATCCAAATGCAGATTACATTAGCTTAAATGAAACGGGTGATGTTTTAGCCAATGATCAAGGCGGATGTAGTGAGACATTAGTACCAGTAATTACACAAGGTGATGTTACTTTAGTTCAGAATCAACGTGTTTACCTTGAGTTTGAAGCTGAAAATAATCCTACATCCTGGAGTATTGTTACTACATTTAATGAATATTTATTGAGTGGAAATGAAAAAGGAGCTATATTTACTTATAATGATATTTACGGTAATCCTCAGAGAGCAACTGTAAGCGCATTAGAAACGCAAAATGTATATTCAGCTGCGTTACCTATTTTAGTTACAGGAACAGGCTCTATTGAGCTTATAGGATTGTATCAGGACGCAGGTCTACCTAGTGGAATTACATTCAATAATGGAATACTTAGCGGTCAAACGGATAAAACTGGTACTTGGTCAATTACTGTAGTAGCTACTAATTGTGTTGGTGATTCATTAGATACTACTATTGATATTGCTATTGAGTCTCAAGTTAACTTAACTCCATTTGCAATTGATGTAAATGACTTTATGGAGACTGGAGCTTTAGCTTGTTCATTAACACCACGCTATGACCTATTATACCACAACAGTAAAACAGGATTGATTCCTGACTTAAATGATACTATCTTTGTAGACATGAAAGCTACCACTCCATTTGTAGGTGGCAAACTTTGGTATAATATTGACGCTTCTACTTACTCAATTCAAGTAGATGAGTACGGAACAGTAATAGATAAACACGTATGTTAGAAACATTAACATTTGATAACGGAAGAGACGGAGGAACGCAAGGATGGGTCTCAAGATACTCTTATCACCCTGATTGGATGATTGGGTTCAAGAATAGACTTTACACGTTTAAAAATGGTGAGATTTATTCTCACGATACCAATCCTAGTAGAAATCAATTTTACGGAATAAACTACTCGTCTAAAATCAAGACGGTTATCAATGACGATCCTACTCAAGCTAAAATGTTCAAAACATTAGCTATTGATAGTAATGATGCATGGTCAGCTACATATGATACCGATATGGGTCAGGGGTATAATCCACATACTTATTTTATTAAGAAGGAGGATGACTTTGTATCTTACTTGAGAAGACTTGATAGTTTAGTAATAAGTGATGATGACTCTAAGTTACGTTCAACAATGGGACTTGGAACGGTTCTATCTTTTGCTTCACCAGTTATAACATTCACCACTAATATTGATTTTAGTACTATCGCTGTAGGTGATCGTATTTATAAAATTGTAGCAAATGCATTTGTCTATGTTGGTGATATAGTATCATACACAGCGAATACTGTCACACTTTCTGGAGGCACAGTTACTGCTTCTGATTTCATTGTTGTTGCTAAGAATAAAGCTGCCGAGTCATATGGTATGAGAGGATTCTACCTAAACTTAGAGCTAGAGTCTGATGTTACAAACACAAATTATATAGAATTATTTGGTGTAGAATCATCAATATTCAAGTCTTTTCCATAACTTTGTGTTATGGAGTTTAGATTATTAGAAGATTCAGACTACGAAACATTATGCCAATGGTGGAAATGGTGGAGATTCTCTGCCCCACCTAAAGATGCGCTACCTCATAATGGTAAGGGAGGTATAATGGTTTCGCGTGACGGAGTTGATGTATGCGCTGGGTTCATTTACTTTACAAACAGTACTATATGTTGGATCGAGTTCATCGTTAGCAATCCTGAAGTTAAGGAAAATAGAAAGGAAGCTATCACATTTCTTATCAATGAATTATGTGTTCTAGCAAAGCGCATTGGTGTAAAAACAGCTTACACTTCATTAAAATCACCAAGTTTAATCAACAATTTTAGTGAGTGTGAATTTATTACAGGTAGCTCAAATTGCACCGAGATGATTAAAGTACTATAATTTTTCGTAACTTTGAAGTTCATAAATATTAAATATGGCAGCAATTACAAGTGCAGTAATAGGAGGTTTATCAGCTGGAGCTAGTTTAGTTCAATATGCACAGCAACAAAAACTATCCAAGCAAGCATCAAAAGCTAGAGAACAAGCTCTTAATAGACTTAAAGCAATACAAGAACAAAATCCATTCGCAGCAGTACAGACTCCAACGTTAGGATCTAAAATGGCTATGGAACAAATTAGCCAACAAGGCGCAGATACATTAGCGGCATTACAAGGTGCAGGAGCTGAAGGAGTAATTGGAGGTGTTACAGCACTAAGCCAAGGATTGCGCGGAGCTGAGCTAGATGTTGCGGCTAACTTGGATCAAATGAGATACCAACGCGACATGACTCAAGCTGAAGCTCAAGCTGGTATCAATGCTAGAGGTGCTGAACGTGACTTTAAGATTGGGGCTGCTGAAGCAAGTGCTGCTGCTGAACAAATGGCAGATGCTGAATTGGCAGGTAACCAAGCTTTAGGAAGTGCATTCACTGCATTAGGTGGCGCGGCTACTGCATTAGGTGCGGTTGAAAAATGGGATTATAACGATATTGAGAAATTAAGTCCTGTTGATAAAACTGATTTCGAAAAGTTAACCACTCCAGAAGAGCAAGGAAAATTCTTAGCTGTTAGATATCCAAATAAATTGAAATACCGTAAATACGCTCAATAATGGCTCAAAGTGAATTAAACCTATACGTATCCAATCGTGGTGAAGATGGTCAGTTAATGGACTGGACCAAAGCTGCTGGTAGTTTAACATCTGGAATTGCTACTGCCGCTGGTATGCGTCAATTGCGTAGACAAGAAAATGAGCAATTCAAGAAGAGTGCTGAAACTGAAGTAGAGAAGGATCTTAATTTAACAAACCAGACTGTAAATAATTTAGTTGTTAATGGGGCTAGTGCTGGTCGATCTAAGATAAATCAACTGTACGACGACATGAAGAACGGTAGAATATCTCGTGCTCAGTATAAAGCTGCTATGGCTAATGTGCAAACCAACTGGAAGAGTACAGCTGAATATATAAAAGGAGTTGACGGTAAATATACAGAAGCGTTGTCTCGTCAAGAATCAGGTGAAGCTTCTGAAATTGAAATGGGTATCATTGACTATTTTGGTAGATTAAATGACCTTGATAATAAGGCATTCTCTTTTGATGATAACGGAGCTATTTCAGTTGCTGTATTTAACAACGAACAAAAGCCTATTGCATATCAAGATATTAAAGCGTTAAATAACTTAATGAATACTAAATTCGATAAAGTTGATTTAACTGGAATGGTTGATGTTGGTGTAAAAGGATGGGATGAAAATAAAAAATACAGCGTAACTGATATTAGACTTAAACCTGAGTTATTTAATGCTGAGAAAGAAAGACTAACAAATACAATATTATCAGATAATAGAAGTATCGCTTCTGTATTAGTTGACCATGGTGCTCATGGATTCTATTTTAGTGATGCAGATAAAGATCGTGCTTTGGCTCAATTGAGACAATCTAATCCGAATGCAACTGAAGCTGATTTAGTTTTAATGGAACAAGATAAGAATGGATACACTACAGCTAAGTTAACCGATGCTCAATTAAAAAAAGCTAAGGATATAGTTGGACGAGAAATTGAGATAAGATTTGGTCGTGACGTTGACTATGCTCCAGTATACGGAAGTGGTGGCGGTGGCGGCAGATTAACTGCTAATCAGCAAATGGGAATACAACAACAAGAAGAGAGAGATTCTTCTTTATGGAGAACAACTTATGACGCATTTAATGCACCAAATTTAGATAGAGATTTAGCTGCAAACAATTTGACAGCTGCTTCTGGAGGAACAATTATATTCTCAAAAAATCCTAGAGGAAATGGATATATAGCCATGAAAGCTAATGGAGAGGAAATATTTACTGAAGCTAATCCGATGAAGCACCCTAAGCAAGCTTGGACTATGATAGGTCAAGAAACTGAAGGCGGTAAAACAACTAAAACAGATATAGATTGGGAGAAAAGACATAACAGATTTAAAAATGTAAATGCAAAACCTGTTAAGCCTAAACAAGGTGCTAAACCAAAAATAAATTATTAAAATGCCAGATTCAAGACAAAAACTTTATAACGCATTATCTAGTCAATTTGATTTAGGTAGCTTCGATGAATTCAATTCAAAAATGAATAATCCTGATTCTAGAAAGAAATTGTATAATTCTGTTTCTAGTAGTTTTGATTTAGGTAGCTTTGATGAATTTGAATCTAAAATAGCTGGTGCTCCAAAAAAAAAAGTTCCTACACAGGTATCAAAGCCTTCGGTTGGTTCTTCGGGTACTACAGAGACTCCTCAAAAACAGTCTTCGGATTCATCAAAACCAGACGGAATATACAAGTACCAAGGTAATTTAAAAGCGAATTACAAGAAGGAAAATGGGCAGTGGTATATTGACCCAACTGGTGGTACTAAATTCCAACCATTAAAGCAAGGTAACGTTGCTAAACGTGTTAAAATATTAGAGAGTCAAGCTAAAAGAGAATTCAATCCATACCTTGAAACAGAAGAAAAATTCGAATTCAAAGCTGAAACAAAACAAGCTAAGCCAACTGAAAAAGTAGTTGGAGTAGATAAAAAAGCTCAAGATGTTTTCAAGAAAGAATTCCAAGCATTAGATGAGAATGATCCAATTGTAATACAGAGAAATACTCAAGATAAAAAAACGAATGAGTTGATATCTAGAGCTACTAATGTTATGAAATTTGAAGAGGAGGAAGCTATTCCAGCCTTAAAGAAAATATTCAATGAGCCTGGATATAATCTATTTGATTTTGAGGAAACTGGAGCTGGTGATGCAGTAAAAGTTATCAATAAGAAAACAGGTGAAAGTAAAGTATTTGCTTTTGATACAGATGACAAGACTGAGATGGATAAGCTTACAGCTTTCATTAACATGAATGTTAAGTACAAAGCTATAGGCGATTTAACTGAAGAGTCTAAAAAATTACAAGAGCAAATTGACGCTACTTACGATCCAAATAAAAAACTAGAATTAAGTAGAAAACTTAAGGAAGTTAATAATAAATTAAAAATAGAAGAGTCAGTTAGATTAAGTGATGCTACTACTGACAAAAATAAAGCATGGTCTATTTATGATAAGGATGCTCAACAAAATGCTAAAGCTAAAATTGACTCACAGTTAATAAGAGCTATTGATTATCGTGAAAAGAAAAAAGATTTAGACAAAAGACAAGCAGACCTAGATGCTGCATTAAAAAATAATAAAATAACTTATGAAGATTATAAGACGAAATACTTACCGTCTATTTTGGCTGAAAAAGAACAGCTGTCTGTAGAAGAAAAAGAAATAAAGTCAACTAATTCAGAACTTGCATATGAGTCAGATAGACTTAATGAAGTAGCTGGATACAACATGCTTGCTCAAGCTGAAAGAGGTGACTTTTTATCAGGTGTATCTGCATCATTCTTGAAAGGTGTCGAGTCTCCGTTTAGATTGATTGCTGGAGCTGCTGGAGTTAAAACAGAAAAAGGATTCATGATGGATGAGCTTTTAGCTGGATTAGCAACAGATGAGTATATTTCAGATGAAAAAAGAAGTGATATTGAAAAGGCATTATTCTCTGTATCTGAATCTTTAGGTGCTGCGTCAACTGGTGCTGCGTTAACTGGAGGTATTGGTGGAGTTATGAGTGGACCTGGTGCAACATTAGGTACTTATGCATTATCATACTACTCATTGAAAGATGAAATAGATAGCGATCCAGATATGGCTAACGTATCTGAAGGTGAGAAAATGTTTATATCTGGAATATACGGTGGCGTAATTGGTTTATTAGATAAATTTGGTTTAAGTAAATCACTATCTAAAAATCCACTGGGTAAAAAAGTAGTTAATGGAATAATGAGTAAGGTTCTTACATCATTACCGAAAGACGCAACAGCTGATATGATTGAAGCGGCAGTTAACTCTGAAGTTAAATCAGTTATAGCTAAAGGTATTGTAAATACAGCTGGAGGTTTTATTAATGAAGGTGCTACAGAGGGATTGCAAGAATTTGCTGACGTAACAATAAGAGACTTGTACAATAAGGCAAAAGGAAAAGAATTACTTGATAAGCCTAAAACTTGGGGAGAAATATTTGAAAGAGTAGGTGAATCTTTCTGGCTTGGAGGACTTGGCGGTGCTGCTATGTCTGGAGCTACTCAAGCTGTAGAGGTTCCAAAACAATTGAGAACTGTTGGTCAGTTGAAGTCTATTGAGAGAATCATTGATAATCCAGATATGATGGATATTTTCACTGACGATCTTAAGGTTAAGGTTTTAAATGGTGAAATGTCAGCGTCAAAAGCTAAAGGTATTGTTAGTGAAATGCGTGAATCTCAAGCTGTATTCAATATGATACCAGCTGATGTTGAGAATAAATATGCTGCATTTAAATTAATAAGCGAAAGAGAATTTTTATCTAAAGAAATTGAAGGTAAAGACCCTGCTTTAGTTGAAGATAAGAAGCAAAGAGTAAACCAAATTGAAGAAGAATTAAGAACCTTACCTAAAAAACAAGAAGTTTCTGTTGAATCTGAATCAGTAATACCAAATGAGATATCATCTTTAAATGACGATGAACAAGTTATATTTAATGTAGAAACATTAGAAGAAGTACCCGAGCAATTTAGAGATAGAGCTGTTAAGAAAAAGGGAATGGAGGTTACGCTTAGAAGAAAAATACTTGGACTTCCAATAGGTAAAGAAACTAAGAGAATTTTAGGCGACGGATATAGATATGAATTAACAGGTAAAGAAGCAAAAGATTATGCCGTACAAGAGCGAAGCACAGAGGAAGTTCTTCCACGCGAACAAGACCAAGCTGGAGAAGCAAGGAGTCAACGTGAAGGAATGGGACAAAGCATCAAAGGGGAAGAAGTTACCCAAGAAGGTGTCAAAGAAGTAGAAGACTTAAGAGCACAAGAACAAGCAGAGTTGATTGAAGCTTTACCAAATGCTGAACAATACATGACTGATGGTAAAGTTGATAGAGCTAAGATTACTGATGAGAATGACTTGAAAGTATTTGATGAAATATATAACAAGTACGATAAGATTATTACTCCATTAATTAGAGAGGCTAAAGTTGAGGAGACTCCAAATGAAAGAAAAATAGCGTTTCATGGTGGGAATTTATCAGAAGGGATAAAAGGAGTTTTATATATTTCTGAAGAAGAAGATCAAGCAAAAGAATATGCCGAAGGTAATGAAGGAGAGGTTAATAAAATAGATGTAACTGATCTTAATATAGCTGACGAAGATACTGTTTACGAAATAATAAAAGAAACTGGATTTCAACCTAAAGATGGAGAATATTCAGTTGATGAACTGAATCTTTTTGAATTAATAGACTCAAGATTTGAAACAAGTCTAAGTGATGAGGATTTATCTAAATTAGGTGAAATATTAGCTGATAAAGGAATAGACGCTGTAAGATTTACTGACACCAACTTAAAAACATTAAAACAGGACGTAGAAAATATAGCTGTGTTTAATACTAGTAAAGTTAAATTAGCAGAAGAAGCTCCAATAGCTGAAGAAGTAACGTTAGATGATGTAAAGTCACTTGACACTACTGATGCTACCAATTTACAGAAAGTACTTGGATTTATTGAGTCAATTGAGAATGATTTAGATAATTTCGGTAAAGGCACACTTGGTATGAATTTACCTGTAGCTGTTGCTAAGGCTGTTATCAAATCAATTAAAGTATTACTTCAAGCTGGAGTTACGTTAGAACAAGCAATTAAACAAGCTGCTGTAGATAACAACGTCACTGAACAAGACATAATGGATACTATGGTAGCAGTTCAGGCTAGTCAAGCTACGCAAAATAAAGTAAGAGCTAAAGTAACTGGTCAAAAAGCTCCCAAAGTTAGTCCAGCAACAAAAGCAGCAAAAGCAATAACCAAGACTACTAAGACTATGGTTACTTTTACTGTCGATGAAATGGAGGAGTACAAGAAACTTATCAAAAAAGAAATCAAAGATGTTAATGCTGGTAAAAAATCAGTAGTAAACGCTATAAAAACTATAGCTGATTCTATTAAGATGAGAGTGACTAAAGGTCAAATGGACCGTATGCAATTGAAGTATATCATGAATAAGTTAGCTAAAGTTAATTTTAGCAAACAAGAATCAGTTGATAATTTTATTGATTATGTATTCAAGAAAATGACTGATGCTGAGTATCTTGATAAACTGAGTGCTATCAATAAAATAAACAAGGCTATCAAGAAAAATAAAAATATGGTTGCTGAGATTAAATACTTGGCAGATATGTTTACTAAAATTGATTTAACTCAAGTATCTAACATTGACAAGCATCTTGAAATAGCTAATAAACTAAAAGAATCTTTAGCTAGATATACAAAGCAGACTGATCCAACTGGAATCGAGTTTAGAAAGAATGTAGATTACCAGGAGTTGTATGACTATGTTTCTAAAAATGAAGATAAGTTAAAAACCAAAATTGAGAAGAGTTTATCTGAGGTTTACGATAAATTATTTGGTGACGGTGCTTCTAATGGTATGTCTGATGAGGATATGATTGATAATATCAATAAAGCTAAAGCAGATAAAGTGGCTGAAATGAGGGGTATTGTTGAAGCTAAATTGGAAGAACTTAAGAATACAATTGACGAGGATACTCCAGATGTAGTAAAGAAAGCTGTTTCGCTTGATCCGAAGTTAATACCAATGACTGACTTGATTGACATTATAAATGGTATAACTATGTACATGGATAACGGCATAGTGTCTGGTATGAAGAAGATTGTAGCTAAATATGATGGATTAGAAGCAGCTAATAAAAGCAAGATTAGATTTAAGCAATTAGTAAGTATTCTTGGTAAAAACGCTTCTATACGTTATAACGATTTATTTGGATACGTTGATAGTATCCTAACAAAAAAGACTGCAAAAGCTGGAGATGTTGAACAATTAAAGAAAGAATCTGGTAATTCAGATATCGAACTTGGTTATAACAGGTCTCAAATTGAAAGAAATAAAAAAGAGACTGAATATAAAAAGAAGTTTGGTAAAATAAAAAACTTCAATCGTTCAAACAATATAGTAGAAAGACGAATTATATCTCACATGCAACGTGAGTTAATGGATTCTGAGAAACAAGGCGAATACTTCTTAGACAGAAAGAAATTAATAGAAAGCAGTGTCAAAAACTTAAAAGCGTCAAATGATATTCAACTTGTTGAAGAAGGTAAATTATTAGAAGAATCTGCCATTAAGTTGGGTGTTTTAAATAAAGACGGTAGTGTTAATGAAAGTAGCACTATAGATGGTATCAATAGCAAAACAGATAAGTTTAATGTTGATGCCGTAAAGTATATTCAAGATATGTTTAGTGACATATATGAAGCATTGTATGATCACTCATTAGGATTCTATAATACTCTTTTAGAAAGAGATGTTAACTATACTCCAGACATAATAAGAGGAATAGAAAAAGTAGGAACAGATGAGGATGCTGTAAATAAATCAGATTTCTCTAGATTTACAGGTATGCTAGTTAAGAAAGCTGGTATATTAATGAAGACAAATAGACCTAGCACATTAACAGATAAATATATCTCACTTAATTTCGATCAAGATATGTTCGGTGCTTATGAAGCCGCATTGAGAGATTTATATACGTCTGAGTATAAACAAAAGTTCAATGCATATAGAAGTTCTGATGCATTTAATGATATAATGGGTAAAGATAAGAATGGAATCTCTAGAGATGCTAAACTTTTCAATGAAAGATATAATGCATATGTGAATGTAAAGGAAGGTAATATAGCTCCAGATGACGATACAGATAGAGCAATTAAGAAATTCTTAAACACTATTGGAGTATATAATACTGCAATTGCATTAGGTAGCTTGAAGAATATACTTGCTCAATCTGTCCCTACCTGGATTGACACTATGGTATCTACTAAGTCATACTTAAATCCTAAGCGTGCTGGTAGTGTAATTATAGATTCTTTCAATCCACAGATATGGGATTTTGTAGAAAGAGCTAATTCACAAGTTGCATTACGTGGAAAAGATGCTGTTAGATTTACAGAGACGGTTAAGGATATGATGAAAAAGGAATCCTTTACTGGAGATGTTAAAAAAATATCAGGTAAAATTTTGAATTTTATTCCTGAACAAATAATAAAAATAACTAACCAGTATCCAGATAAGGTTGCGGCTATAGGAACATGGATGGCTTATTATAGAGAATATTGCGCAAAAAACAATATATCTTTAGATTTAGAGAATCCAAATGCTGATGCAGTAAACTATGCTGAAACTAAAACTAAGATACAGATTCTACCTAGTGATGCTGCTGAAAGAGGTAAGATTGGTACAGAAAATTCTACTGGATACGCGATTGCTAGACAGATGTTATTTCCTTTTAGTTCATTTGCTATAAACTCGAAAAATAGAATTTATGGTGATTTATTAAGAATATTTAGAGGTGATACATTAAACGCTACTAATGATATGGTTGGAGCTATTGCTGGTGTTACAGCTTTTCAGATGATTAATCATTATTGGAAAATATATGTAGGAGGTATTATAGCATCAGCATTATTTGGTGATGATGAAGATGAGGAAGAATTAGCTAAACGAATTAAATCTTCAAAATCAAATTCATTATTACAAGGTGTTCAAGATTTTGTATCTCCAATGCCTATTCTTGATCCATTAATTCCTATTTTGGGTAATAAAATAATAACTGCTTATGATTTAGGATTACCAGAGGAACAAGAATGGAATGAATTCTTAGAGAAAAAAGTAACTTCATTGAAGAAAAAACAAAACAAGAGTTACACAGATGAAGAAATTGAAGAAATGAAAATTAAATTCTTCAAGGATAATCAATTCCAATTTAGAGATCCGTCTATGATGGAATATATTGACAAGTTTGGCTCACTAGGTATATCTTATAAAGTATCGAAGGAGCTTCTTGATATTTACAAATCAGCTACCACAGGAATTTACATGACTGAGTCTAATGGTAAGCCAGTTGAAAAAATATTACCTGAAGCTGGAAAAGAAAAAATGAAAGAGATTCTTTACGCAAAAATAGCTGGATTAACATTTACAGATATAAATAGACAGGCTCAACAAGCATACTATAAAGTTGGCAAAGAAATGTCGTTAACAGCTACTCAAGCTGAAACTGCTGATGAGATTAAAGAATGGTCAGATAGAAACGGATACAAAATGGATGAATATACCTATCAAGCCATTAAGAATGAATCATCATTGAATAAAGTGAAAGCAGCTATCAGAAAAATGGATAGCATGTCAGTTAAAGAAAAGGAAGAGTATATTAAATCACTAAAAGATTAATCAAAGAATATGTCGGTATGGCGTACATCGTTACTGAACTTCGGTATCTCTTGTACGCTGTACCCACAGTAAGATACTCCGAAGTTATGCTGCACCCAATTTGACGGTGGAGCAAATGACATGAAGTTACGGTAATCGAATCTACGTGCTCTATCGTACGCAAGTTGGTGTAAATCACCTTTATCTAAGTGAATATACTTAGCGTCGATTTTCTTTTCGTAGATGTAGTCAAGTATGATCGTGCTTGTCTTTGGATCTAGCTTCAATGGAAATCCTTTGAACATATATTTAGCATCCTTACCATGCGTTAAGATGTGGCAGTGATCACCGTAGTATGTTGGTGTAATGAATTCATCCAACACCATAAACTCAACTTTCGGCATGATATGCTCAAGTACCATCTGTATTGTACGGTTAGCAATGTAAGCAAAGCTACCACTATGGTTGTCTGAACTTACGTTACGGCACACGATTTTCTTTGCGAACGATTCACACATTCTAATTAAACGTAACTTACCTTGAACGAATGTTTCGAACTGTTGTTCAGTAGTCATATTCTGTTCTAAGTCATGACCTCCACGCGTTGTCTTACCGTTATATCCATCTAATCCATCTCCCAAATCATCGATGAATAGCACGTCGTACGGTCCGTTCTGCATTACTTTACTTCTAAGGTAATTGTATACATGGTCAATTCGCTCATTAAAAATACCAGCATTATACTCATAGTTGTAAAGACTCTTTGCTCCAGGACTTAAACCAACGTGCATATCGGATAAGACAACACGTAAAGCCATATCAGATGTTGATACTACTTTGTTACTCGGTATTGGTGTGAGTTTAGCTTGAGAGATTATATTCTTTATAGACTCAGTATAGTCTATATTACTTGGGTTAACGTTAATGGAGAAGTGTTTTCCTTTGTACCAGTAGCGCGGAACTTCATTCGGGTTGATGCCTTGCCGTTCACACTCTTCAATGAATGAGTTTTTCTTAACCCAATTGGATATGTTCTTGCGAAGTGAGTCAACGTTTTCTATTTCAAATTCTTTCGCTAAGATTCTAGCTGCTTCAGAGTTGTTATAGCCCTGTTCGTTTACCAATTGTATGGCTTTGGATTTGATTTTCTCCATAAGATTTTTTTACGTCGCGTAAGGTTCTGATTAGAGCTTCGCATATTTGGATTACAGTCTCGTCGTTATCCATCAACGCCTCATACAGATCATCTGTATAGTCGTTAATTTCTTGTATTGTGGATAACACGTATTGACTCATGCTTGCAAATCTACCATTATTTTTGATGAAAACCTAACATTATCCAAAAAATATGTTATATGGTACAGATTGTAATCCTTAACTCTGTTGCGCGTAAGTCTATGAATCGTATTATTATAGTGCGATTCAGGTATTTTGTTATCGTTATTAAGGACTATCGGAATATTTTCATGTAGTATGACAATACGCTCTTCTTTTGGCTTAGTTTTCTGTCTAGCGCGTGGCTTAGGTCGACCAACTAGCACTAACTTAATGTTCGCTATGTATAGTTTCATCTAGGTAATAATAATCTACTCGTGTGTTTGAGCTTTATCTTATACATGAACATGTCGGTAAATTGACTCTGTCCTAAATATTCTGCTGAAAGAAAATTAAAATCAATGTATTGCTCTCTTATAGCTTTTATAAGCTCGTCAATGTTTCTTGTTCTTGAATTAATAGTCATTACTGACTCTGTATCTATTTCTTCGTACATCATAGCTTCTCAACTTTAGTTATATAATCCTCGTTAATTGATGTGTTTCTATTAATGTAATATCTATTATCCATCATAAAGGCATCGTGTACAGATGACTCACCGTAAAGTTCCGTGTGTACCTTGTACTGATTATCAGGGTCAAATCTAGAATGAAAAGTATCAACATCCTCATTGGAGCCTATTTTACTAACATAATTCGGATTTTTATTAATCCACTCAAATAGTCTATCTCGCTCGTCCTTAGTCATTTGATCCCAGTATTTATCTGTTAAGTGATGCCAAAACATAGCGCGTGCTATGGGGCACGGTGGAATGCAAGCTTCCGCTAAGAATGCTAACTCAAAAAAATCTATTTCAAATTTACTCATAACTCAAAATTTACTTCATAATCTGTCCATACAGCATACTTTATGCCTCTGTCCTGTAATTCCTTCATGCGATATTTTTGGAGCTCGCTAAGGACTCCTTTCTCTGTCTTAACTTCAATGAACATAACGTCATTTGGTTTGACTGCTACTAAGTCAGCGATACCATTCACGTTGGTCTTCATAAGTTTAATGACGTACCATCCATCAGCCTCAAGCTTCTTGATAATTTTCGATTGTATTTGCGATTCTTTCATGTTCAACTTTTCTAAATCTGTCAATTCTAAATGCTGGTTCTTGATATCTACCAAGCAACTGCTGGTAAATTTCGATATTGTGAACTTCTTCTAGCCACATACCGTCAACTATTCCATCGTTATCAGTAAAACCACGTACAGTGTACTCAGTATCTTTCTTTATCCAATTCAAGTACACTTCACGAACGAACTCTATTTGATCTGATTTAATGGAGTCGTCAACACAAACTACCTTACTTCCTATTTCCATAATTAATCATTGAATGCTATTTCACCTTCTGTTTTACTTCTTTCAACTAAATCGTTTATACCGCACATCCCATTACATTCAAATAGCGGTTCTACTTTTCTTGGATCCATATCGTCTAAACACTTATTGTTTGGATAATCAGGGTGCTTTATTAAAAATACAAGTACATCCTTTTTGTTTTTCTTATACTTCTCTTTAGCTTCATTAGACTGATCTTTAAGCATAGCCACTGGTTCTCCTTTTAAATCAGTAAGTTCATGCTCTAAATCAGCCATAACTTTAAATTTGTCTGGAAATTCTTTTTGCATCTTTTGCCAATAGCCAATTCCTCCTTGAACACAACCTGTACTGAAGCAATTATTGTTTTGAAATCCTAATCGATACATTTCAGGAACTTCAATATTAGCTTCTCTAACTATATCTAAACAATCTTTTTTATTCAGACCGTACATCATTAGTGGGTATATAGCTTTAACTCTTTGACCATGATTCATAGTCATTGATAAGGCTCTATTAAATTCTTTTTTATCAAACTCAAAACCGAATACTTGATGAGTATAATTTGGGTTTTGTTTCTCCCATTTCTCGCGAACAAGTCTTTTTAAATTTGTAGAACAGATTGCACCTGTTGCTGTGTTTAGCGATTTATGTTTTCTCCAAACATCAAAAATATTTCCATACTTTTGTCCAATTCCTGTAATTATTTCAATTGGTAAATCGTACCAATCTTCACAATCTTTTTTGAAACGATAAGTATCTGGGTGCTCGTTCTCAGTATCAATCATAATAATTCTTACTCTATTTTTACCAAATATTTCAATTGCTTTTTTACATGCAACAGCTGATGTGACCCCTCCCGACCACCATGATATAATGTCTTTACTTTTCATAGACTACTTTTATTTTTTCATTTGATTTTTTAAAATACTCTTTAGCTTGTTTTAATGTATAAAAAGATAAGTTCTCTTTAACTAAATCTGTAAAAATTCCATTTAACAATATCTCATCTACTTCGTAATATTTCCATCCTTTAAACAAACCCAAAAACCCTTTGCTGTAATATTGAGGATAAAACCTATTTTCTTTTTTAATTATTCTTGTTTTCATTTTATTTTATTTTTTAAAAGACCTAAATAATCACCTAATACTCCAGAAGCTAAATATAAAAATATCATAAAGTAATCTTTTGTTATTAAAGAGTTAACTCCTAAATAAGTAGACACAAGCCATGTTACTTTAACCATTGTTCCGCTGAATATTGACTTTAATATTAACCCTTTTGAATTATGAATTACGTTTGTAGTTCTATAATAAGAAAATAATAATTGACTTAGTATTAAAGTTAGTTTTTCCATACGAAACAATATTTATTTATATTCTTATACAACTTATCTAACTCTGCTTTCTTTACGAACTTACCTTCAAGGTCATACACGTCAACTGACTTTATAACTATGTTGCCATTGACCAACTCGTGATCAGTCACTACCATTTTGTAGTCAAGTGGTATCTCAAGGTCAAACATTTGAACGAGTGATGCTACGTTAAGTCTATCTGTGTGATTCATATCTACTATTTATTGTATCCCACTTAACCTTTTCTTGTAGATTCATCATTGCGTATTCATACGTTGAGTGGTGCCACGGTACGTCACTTAGCCCTGCTGCATGTACATAAACTTCCCAGTACTCTTCAGTGAAGAAGAGCCACTTTCTGCGCTGTCTCTTTACCTCAACAACGTAACCTCTAGGTTTCTTTACTATTCTAAACATTTTTAAATACGAATAAATGATAATTTTCTCTTTGTTCTTCCATTGATGTAATGATTAAATCTATTATATGTCCATCCTAAGCTTTCAGCAGCTTCCTTTGATGTGTCATAAAATATACCTGTTTCAGTATTAAGTAATGATCTAGCAAAACTATTGTTACCTCCAGATTGCACACTACTCATTTTGTCTTTAAATTCTTGACTCATTTTCATTCCTGTTCTAGACATAGCTGACTTTCTAATAGCCTCTGGACTTCTTTTCATTCCTGTATGAGCAATAGACATAGATCTCTTATGTTCTTCTGATAACTTCTTACCTGTTAAAGATTTTGAAATTCTTCTTAATCTTTCTTCATTATCTTTATATTTTGGTTTTATACCTTTTCTAGATTTACTTATTTTTAATCTAGTTTCTGGTGATATAAATCCGCTCTTATCATTTGTATCTTGATATCTGCAATTTAATCCATCTAAACAATTATAAAATTCTTGCCAATATCTTTCTCTATCATTTAACAGTACTTCTTCACACTCTTCGACAACTTCAAAAATATGATTTTTTATTCCATGTTTATTGAACGAATTGTGCAGTCTAGTCTGACTAATAGAATTAGATATAAATCTATATTGTTTAAATCTATTGTGTATATTAATAGATTGACCTATATACACCTTTCCATTTGGATTAGTTATCTTATATATCCCTATCATTTGTTAAGTCTTTTTTGAAAATAGATAATGTATAGTTTTTCTTATCTTGAACAGCTTTATATATTTTTCTTTCAATTCCTTTTGATGAGAACACCCAATATACTTTATTAGTCAACCTATCTATTCCAGATAATCGGTCCCTAGCTTGCCAATATGACACAGCACTGAACGCGATGTTATAGAACACTAACACGTCGGCAGAACGGAGTGATATGCCTTCTCTTCCTGACACAACCTGTAGAGCGATGTTCTTTCTCGTGGAATTAAATTCATCTAGGTCATTTGTCAAGTTGTCTGCGCCAAAAACTTCTAGCAACAGATTGTACTCTTCTTTAAACACGTAGAATATACCGATCTTCTGACCTTTGAATCGCTCCTTGATAAACTCACCTTTACGTTTGTCAAGTATCATTGAGTTACCGCTTTCAAACTTAACAGTGCCTGACCAAATCTGATGAAGCTTCTGCATCATCTTCGCTCCAGTGTCGGCAAGTATTACCTCGTTCTTTCCTTGAACAATCTTCTCTTTAGCTAACTCTCTAGCAATGAAGCTTGTCTGAGGTGCCATATCGACGTAAAGTATTTCCTCTTCTACATTGGTTGTGAATCCAGCTTCTTCTTGGGTGAACGTGATGATAAGATGCTTAACGCTATCCATTATCTTCTCGTGAATTCCTTCAGTGTAATCGTTCTTAGGAAACCCGTTGATGAGCTTCTTCTTTACGTTAACGTAGTCGTTAGCCCATCGGTAGAAGTTGTTATATCCTTTGAACGGGCTAAAGTCATTGATCCAAAACTGATGAAACATCTGAGAGTATGACTCTGGAGACATTGTTCCAGATAGAAGTATCGATGGTATTTTACTGAATCTTTTTCTGTAAATTTTCGTAAAGTTATTTGGCTTTGGGTAAGTTCCGAATAAACCGTGCGCTTCATCACATACTATCACATCGAAATCATTACCTTCAACTTTATGTATTGACTCTTTGTTGATTATTGTTAAGTCAAATTCATAACCGAATTTATCATAATCTCCTTTTATTGAAGAGAACGCTTTTATCTTTGTTATGAATAAAACTTTTTTAGCCCCATAAAGTTTACACGTCTCAAGTGATGTCAATGTCTTGCCAATACGTACGGCTAGAGATAAATAAACTATACCGTACTTACTTAATGTAGCTACAGCTTGGTTTGCTATATCGATTTGATAGGAACGCAATTTCATGGTATGCGCTTTAAAATCAAACATCCGTCTGCATCAAGTTTTGGCTTTCTTTCAAAACATCCACAATTGTGTCCAGGAGATTCTTGAAAACATCCATCACCATTATTACCATTACATTCACCAACGTATTCCATCTCCACAATACAATTCCAACCACCATCAAAATCCCAATCTTCTTCAAAACCTTTAGTAAATTCTCTAAGCTGTTTTATTTCAGTTTCCATCAACTCAAGTGCTTTTTGGAAACCATATAAAAAACCTCTTTTGAAAGATTTTTGAGTTCGTGTTTCATATTTTTCCGTTTCTATATCAGCCAACTCATCTAAATCATAACCACGTTCAATTGCTTCACAGTTTTTGATGGATAACTTAGACACAATCTGTTCTCCTCTATGGTTAGTTACCCACTCGTGATTTGTAGACCCTATACCCCAACCACTTGGATGATGTGATAACGTATAGCTACCATCTTTATCCTTACTTAATTTTGCTTTCATAACTAAAATTCTAATTGTTTATCTTCTAATCTAATGAACTTAATTGTTTTACCTGATGAGTTACGCGATCCCACTGGTTGTTGTCCTGTAAAGTAAACCCCATAGGATTCAAGCCACTTGTAGAACCTAGCTTGAGGTAAGTTATATCTACCATATCTACCGTAGTCAGGATACTTCTCTGTAAAGTCGTTATACAAGTCTGTCATCTGATACTGAGCGTTAGCCGTGTTAGTTCTGTGATTTTCCTTATCTGTACACCACTCGTAGAACTCGTAGCATGTATCTGCAATAAACTTACGCGCCTTAATATTACGGAACTCAGCCTTAAGTAACCCTGATTTAAGGTATCTCATTAAACAGCCTATCATGTAGTTATCGAATCTGTTCCACTCATCTGTATCCCACTCAACAAATAACTGCCGTCCGAACTCATCCTGTGGCGTGTGGTTGCGGTTAAAGTACTGTCTGAACTCAATCTCCCACTTACGTCGCTCGAATGAATTTCCGCTACCTTTAATCGCGTAGTTCGTTGTAATGACAATCTTTGGACTCTGCTCGAACGGGACCTTAATCGCGTCACGGTTCTTCTTCTCAAGTGTGATACCTTGCGTAATGATACTGAACAGTCGCTCGAAGTCGAAGTTCTTTACAACATCATCGTACACTAGCACCTGCGTATCTGCCGATACTGTTTGGTATGGAAATGTTTTGTCAAACTTAAAGTCCTTACCGTCAATATCAACCAATCGCTTAATCTTGCTAATAGCCGTAAAAAATAGTCCCTTACCTGTTCCTCCTTCTGGGTTCTCAGATATTTTCTCATCGTTTATGATCACAGCTGGACAGTATGCAGCAGGCTTATATCCATGCAACAGAAATCCTATCGTTGACTCGAGCGATTTTTTAGTTCCTTCTTCACCTGAAACAAGTTTCACGAAGTTCTTAAAGTCACACTCATCCGTATCTGACTGATGATAATCTCTATCCACGATTTGCTTACGCCAAACGTAACCATCCAAGTCGATGTAGTCAACTGAATGTATCTCGGTTGGTGTAATTTTTAGCGCGCAGTTACGGAAGTATATGTAACTTTCTGTAGAAGAGTCGACCACAAACTTAGGGTCAAGCCTGTCAAGTAGCGACAAGAAATCTTCCTTAAAGTAACGTGTCTTATCCGCGAAGTAATTGTAGATTGACTTGTTATCAAGCTTATCCAAGTAGTCAAGTACAAACATCTTAATGTCATCCTCTGTCGCGTCATCAATCAAATTGTTCTGTACGCGAACGAACACGAACTTATCCGACCCAGCGTGGTAGTACTTGTAGTACCCATTATCCTGCAAGAACTTCTTGAACAAGTGATGTACTGGTGATACCGCACCTTTACTATTAATACTCCAGAACTCATCCTCACTGTTAAGCTCGATGATGTGCTCAATAACTTTCTTAACCTCGTTCTTGTCGCCTTTTGATACATACTCAATGATACTATCTATTGGTTTACCTTGCTTAACGTCACGTCTAATTGCGTCAAGTCGCTCGGTGTCCTCGTAGAACTTAGTTGCATGTAGATGTGTCTGTTTGTATGCTGATTCGACTGTGGTCTTAATTTCTATCCACGGAAAATCTTTCTGCTCAAATTGACGCACAATAACCTTACACATATCCTCTGATATACCGAACTCATTCATAGCTTGGCACAGTACATATAGGTTGTGGTTGCGCGATCCATCAACTAGACCAAACTTATTCTCCCACCATACTAGTAGACGACGTGAGATCTCATCTGTCTCTTCAAGCTTAAGTGTTGGAGCTGTATCAACTACACTCAACTGCTCGTACTTTTCTTTAGGCAACTCGTCCCATAGTGCTGAGAATTCGTTAACGTAAATATCAGGGTCGTATGACTCGTAGCATACGCGTGATATATCTTTGGTTGACTTATCGAACTCTTCACAGTTGTAGTATTCCTCAAGCGCACTGAAGTACTGCTTATGGTTTTCAACTGACGGAGGGATACGTACAATTAATTTCAGTCCATCGTCGGATGGTGAGATAAAACACGCGAACGTATAACGATCTTCACACAACTCATCTTTCTTTTTGTCACGTAACTCATTGTTTTTAAATCCATCGAAGTCAAGACATATAAATCCTGAGTGTTGCTCGATAGCTTTTGCTTCTCTCCTAGTGAATTTACCTGAGAAACATATCGCAGGTAAATCCTTTTTCAGTTCGTTACGTAACGACTTATCAGTTTCTTTTCTGATAAGCTCAACTAAGTCCTTCGACGCACCGTTTCTGATGCGCTCGAACTCGTCAAGTATATCTCTGAAGAATGGAGTACTTGTTTCTTTGATGTTTTTAAATACTGTAATCATAATTAGCTCCCACAATATAAGCAACCGTCGTCGTCTTCATCTAACTCTGGGTTAGTTTCAATCTCTGGATTCAATTGCTTTTTCAATTCGTAAATCTGTTGCATAACTTCTCCATCCTCAAATAGATTTCCAGTTAGCTTTTTCTTCAATTCTTCTATCTGTTCTTTCATGGTAATTCGTAATATCTATCGGGTAACCTTTCATAGTTACCGTACTGTATCTTTTTTGGTTCGTGTTTTTCTCGCTTTGGCATATTACTCAAGAAAATAATTAATATAACACCAAGCATTAACCATAGTATGTTGCGTTTCATCTTATTCTGATTTATTTTTAAGTATTTCTTTTTTCAATTCCTCTATATTTTCAAGGATAAATCTCTGATTTTTAACAATAACGGTATGCTCCATGTTGTTTAAAATAAAATCACATATCAATAGCAAAAAAATAATTATTAAAAGTGATTCCATCTTATTCTGATTTAAATGTTTCGTTGTAGTATTGTTCTGCTGATATTTCAGGATATTTTAACACTACTTTATCATGTGGATTTATCTCTCTTACAAGTGATGCTCTACCAACCAAATCCCCATGGTCAAAACAATTAATAATCTGTTGCTTCTCCATTTCTTTTGCTTGTTGGATAATACTTTCACTATCCATTTTTTTACTGTCAGTAGTATTATTATTTGTTTGAAATAATTGTTCTACTAACCATTCTACTGCTGTTTTTTTTCTCATTGTGTTTGTTTTTGTTGTTAATAAATTTCTACTTCACCTAAATAAGTTGGTTCTTCAATGTGAGAAGTTGTATTAACATATGATTTACCATCTTGTTTATGTATTACTCCACCATATTTATTGCCATATTTGTCCTGATAAACACTCATTATTAATGGCTTACCAAATAACAGTCTTAATACAAATCTTTTCATTTTATTCTGATTTAAAGGTTATGAAATGAATTATATTCTTCTTCTGTTATCTCTCTTGAGTACATAATATGTACTTCTCTTCCTAATTCTTTCTCAATTAAAAGGAAGTTTGTAATACTTGTAGTACAAGCAAATGCAGTAACGTATTTGCCATCTCTTAAAAATGTTAAATGATAATGTTTCATCTTATTCTGATTTAGTTTTTTCAAGTTCTGCAAGTAGTTCGTCTGCCATTCTTACAGAAGCTTTAGCAATTATAGTTCTTTGAGAATGTTTCCCTTCATTTTCGTTAAATATTCTTTCGGCAAATGCTTCTTTAGCAAGTATCCCCTGCATTGCTAATCCTGCAAAGTGTTCGCGTTTGGTAATTCCACTTGTCTTAACTTTTACAGCACCTAACATTGGATGACCGCTGTCTGCTATCTTTTCTGAAGGATAAACACTTTCTTTTCCATTTTCCATCTTATTCTGATTTAGTTAGTTTTCTATCCATTAAATATTCGTGATGCTCTTTAATAAAATCTTCCACTGATTCTAATGGTATCCCAGATTTTATATAAGTTGTGTAATAATTGTACAAATAAAGATCTCTATGAACCAACCATTCTTTCAATTCTTCCGCACTATACATTCTATCAGATTGCCATTTAGCACCTGCTTTAAAGGCATTTTCCACATCATTGAATGTATTAACAAAATGCAACTGACCTTTTACTTCATATTTCTCGCCATGAATGTCTGAGTAATTTTCAGCAGCTTCTTCAAGCGTTTCTTGTTTAGGTTCTAATAAATCTTCATCTTTAATTTTATCTTTTTCATTAGGATAAAGTTCATTCCAACATAAACTACAAATTTCACTTAATGGGTTTTCATAAGCTCTTTTACATTTACATACTTTTCTCATTTCTTGTTTAGGTTCTTCTCTTACAATTTCACTTTCTTCCATCCCACAATTTTGACATTCTGCAACTCCATATTTTGTTACTATATCATGCTTACAATCTTGTTTAGGTTCTTCTGTTGGGGTGATTATTTTGTAACCAAACAAAGCTCTACCATTATTAGACAATAAAGGTTTGACCTCAACACTCTCACAATTTGGATTCTTAACAAACCATTGTAAGAAATCATCATCAATAGCTTGTACACCATCTTTGATTAAGTCTTGGTCTGTTGTTAAGATGATTTTTTTACAATTACCCTTATGTCTTGTGGAAACTACATCAAAATCATTGCACCAAATATCATTAAGTTTGATACATTTTTCAATATGCAGACCTCCTGATTCCCCTGTTATTTTAAACAAGTCTACCGCAAACCAATCTCCTTCTTTAATTTCTTCATCAGAAGTTATGTAGATGTGTTGTGTTTTAAAAGAAGATGGAGTATCAACAAAGCTTCCATTTAATGTACTATATACCACAGTATCACCTAAAGTAGTTGTTTCATTATATCTCCACCATGATATACATTCTAATCGTGGGTTTCCTTTCCAAAGATGCCTTAATAATAAATCACCTTTAATTGGTGCTTTATCTGTTGATACTATGTGTATGTTTTTCATCTTATTATGATTTAATTCTTAACAAATTGTCCGTTGATCATTTTACCAGTACGCTTAGATATCACGTTGTACGCTCCTTCAAGACAGTCAAGCAACTCTACGTTATTCAATTTAGCCTGAATAATTATCGTAACAAGTATATCGCCTAACGCATCCTGTATTTCATCATCATCGTTATTGTTTATAGCATCTATCAACTCCAAGCATTCTTCTAAAGTTTTTCTAGCTTGAGTATACTTAGTAGCCTTATCCAGAATACCCTTGTCCTTAGCCCAATCTAGTACTTTTGATTCTAATTCAGTATATTTCATGTTAAAGGATTTTCTGTTGTTACTATATTCCACCCCATTACATCGAATTCCTCCGAATCGATTGATTTTTTTGAATCATCAAAAATAAAATGTTGCCCATCTTCAAAATGGGAATAGTATCCAACTCTCCATTCTTCTTCTTCCTTATCTCTGTAATAAACTACGGTATCTTTTTCAATTTTAGGTTTAATGAAATTTAATTCATATGGTTCGTGAAATAATACTTGTTGTGTATTAATAACGACACTTCCTCCAATGGTGAAACTCTCACTAGAATTATCATTAAAATTAACTTTTAATGGAAAAGTACTATGTCCATCTATTTCAAATATATTTCCTTTTAAAGTTCCCCAGTAAACTGTATCTCCTTTTTTAAATTTAAACTTATTCATATCAAACATGTTTTATTTGGTGAGCCAAACGGAATTAAGTAATGTGGCTCATCTGATTCAGTAAATTCTACCTTAGTGTCGTGGTGATCAGCTACGTTCAGTTTATCAAAGTTAGCTACTGTGTACTTCTCGTTGTTACTCAACACTATCCAACCCTCTTTAGTGTAGAGAAGTTGTCCAATAAAGGGGAGCACTGGGCCCCCCTCATTTTTTTTAGAACGGAGGCTCATCGTTAGATGCTGTCTTCTCAACTCTAAATGCGTCAAGCGTGTTGAAGTACTTAACTTCACCTTGCGGACTAACCCACTCGCGACCTTTTAAGTTGAATGAAATCTCACACTCATCTCCTTCGTTTACTGCATCAAGCAACGTGACGTTCTTTTGCGCTAATTGAAATGATACTGCTTGATTGTAATCTCCATCAGTAATTGATAATACGAATTCTCTCTTAGAGAATTTCTCTGACACTTGTACAGTGTCTCCCTTAACTTTAAGGGTTCCTTGAACTTTAAACATTGAACTTTGATTTATATTCGTTATAGTAATCTGATGCAAGTTTACCCTTAACATCAAACATTTTTTTATCTTCTTCTGTTAACTCTACGTCAAACGATGCAACACGCAAGTCTAACGGTAAGTCACCGCATTCATGCAACGACAAGTCTTCGTAGCTTGGTATCAACTCCTCTGGAGTATCAACAAGTACATACACAACTTTACCTTTCGTCCAGCCTTTCATGTAGAGGTAGCATTTCACTTGCCACTCGTACTGTAAGTCGACTGGATTCTTATAATGTTTAATAAAGCTTCTCTTGTCTGTTGCTGTCTTGATATCGATAATAATTTGATTATCGTAGTCAACTATGTCTGGGTGACCTGTCCAAAACTCTGCGCTTAACTCTTCGTCAGACTTTACAAAGTTAGTAAACCAAAGCGAATTAACAACATCAATCGACTCATCTTCACACATATTTCCTTTCTGAGTCTTGTAGTTGCTGAACGATTTAGTGTACTGCCATACCTCAGCGTCAACCATCTCCTCAACGAATGAATTAGCCCCTGCTGTAAGTTCGATAGGAGCGTCACGTTTCTTGATTAACTCGTCTCTTGTCTCTGCTTGCTTATCAGTAAGCTTAATCTTCATCATTAGCTCGTTCAAATTTCTTTGCTGAGCCTCAGTCAATCCATGACTACCAGCCATGATTGAGTACGCACTACTTGCTCTGAATTTCATCGATTTGTTTTAATTGGTCCTCAGTTAATATACGTGTAGCAATGATTTGCTCCTTAGTCCACGTGCCGTCTTGTATAGCCTTCAACGCTTTCGGGAAGTCCTTGTCGCTGATAGCTGTCTTGCGCGGCGTTGGTTTATCACGCTTTACTCTGATAGCATCAACCATCTCTCCATCTTGTACCGATCGCGCCTTACCTAGACCCAACTCAATCTCTTTACCTGCCCACTTAGTGAAGTCAGGTGTACCAACTGCACTTGCAATTGCTTTCATGTTAGTAGCGTTAGCCATTAACGGTTTCGGTAAGTCGCTGAACTCGATTACAATCTTCTCAACTCCTTGAAGTTCGCTGATTTTTTTCTTTGTTACTGACTTGATTTTACCTACCAAGGTCCCTCCTTGTGGTATGTCCCATGCTCCTAAGTATGGTGACGGCATTAATTCTCTCCAGTGATTCATATTAAAGGATTTTCTGTTGTTACTATATTCCAAGGAGCAAAAGCACCTGATTCATATGATTTTAATGACCTATTAAAACAAAAATGTTTTCCATTTTCAAAATGTGAATAATATCCAACTCTCCAAGTTCCATCTTCACTTTCTCTATAATAAACCAACGTGTCTTTTTCAATTGGTTGGTCTTTAAACGGATATTCTAAAAATGCTGATGGGTGTTTGTCGCTATCAACTAATTTACCATCAATCGTATAGCTATTTCCATCTGTAATTACAGGATAAGTTGCGCCATCTTCTATTCTTAAAACCTCGGTTAAATCTTGTTGAATTGTCCAAATTTTGTCACCTACTCTGACCTTACTTAAATCTGACTTCATATTAATTTATTTAGATACCATACTGCTTTGTTGATGTCTTGCTTGAAGTCATCACCTGGCTTACTGCCAGCTCTTGAAATGTACTTGAATGCGTTAAGTAAACAAAAGCTCTCGAACTTTTCTTGACCGAACATATCAATCATAATCTCCCATACTTCCTTGTCACCTTTCTTGTAGTGACTTGGCTGAACGAAGTCGTATTCTTCCTTTTCCTCTCTAGATATAAACTCGTTATCGGTTATCACGTCTTTATCATGAACTTGATGTTCTGAATATGTAATCGTCTTGTCTGACCATGCTATGATAGATTCTATTTTCTTATCCACCGCATCAGTTGGTTTGATTTCAACACCATTTGCCCAAACATAGCCAAGCATTCCGAGTTTATGTAGCACAGCGAACTTGAAGTCAGGTACATTTATTTTGTACACTATACCATCCGCATCTTGATGTTGACCAATGAAGTCTAGTTCGTTCATTGCTTCATTCATTTTTGTTATTGTCGAGTAAAGAACTCTCATGTGTTCGTGATTGACTTGAAGACATTTTATGTTATCACAAGGTGGTTTACTTGGATCAATAGGATCTCCATTGTTCCATCTGTATCCCATTTGTTTTAGATTGTATAGTAGGGCGTATAAATGACCGTACTCTATGTTAATGTTTTGTATCATTCTGTAAAATTATTTAATGTTAATTGAATTAAGTTATTTTTCTTTGCTTTGTTTGTAATCTAAGTAGAATCCCGTAGCTACTATTAAGTTCATACCCACAGATGCAATTATCTCATGCAAGTCAGCGTAAATGTTTAAACTTAAGTGAACGTGACCAACTACCCAAAACGGTATCGCTAAGTTCTGTGATATCCAGATGATTGTGAACTTGATCATAGTACATAGCTAAGGAACAACCATGGACCAAGCATTGCAAATATAGACATCGCTATAGCTAATAATAATCTAGCTACTATACTAACTATTTTTCTCATAGATTTTGTATAAAAGTTTACCCATTGCTAATGGAAATATAGCCATGCAGATACATGCATATAAGATAATTGCGATTACTTTTCGCCACCAGCTACAAAGCCCATCTAATCCATCTAAGGATAAAAATGTAAACACAAAACTGATTAAGAAATAAATGTAAATCATGTTAATAGAATTTTAAGTAAGTAAATAAATAGTGTCGGTCCGAAAGCTACACCAAGTAGTCCAACTGTAGCCATCAACATTCCGACTGTTCTGTTGATGAATTTTTCCATAATGTTACGAAATGTTAGTAATATTTTTTACCAACATCGCTGAAGGTATAATAAACACTGATGTTTACGTTAAATAGTGTTGAGATGTTGAAAAAAGTTTACTTATACAGCTATATAATAATATACTATACTATACTTTTCTATGAAATAGTATTTGGTAAATTTCTTAACATCTTAACATTTTATTGTATAAAGATACTGATAATTAGTTAGTTATAGAATGCTGTGTTAGAATATTCTTAACATTTTCCAACACTTTTTGTAGATTCTCAACACTTTTTAGTGTCTGAGCGTCGCCAATTTCGATAAAACTTTCAATCAATCTCTCTGCGTGGATGACCGTAGCGTGGTGTCGATTGAATAATTTACCTATAGCTTCATACGTAAACTGATAATCTTTACGCAAATAGTACATGATAATCTGACGCTTCAACACTACCTCACGATACCTAACTGGGATGATGTATTCTTGCAGCAATTCCTCTAACTCACTCTTTGTCTCGAATTGTTCGGTGATGTATATCGATAACTCTTTATGCATCTGCTTCTTCACCTCTTGATAGTACTTTTCTTTGCGTTGCTTACTTACAGCGATATTTATTTGGTTTATACGCTGTTCTTTCATCTTGAACGCTCTAGCAATCTGACTAGTGGTGAAGCCAAGTGACACACAGTGACTAACAGCTACCTTTAGTGGTCCTGAATAGTTTCTGTTTGCTGTTGGATAGTTCTCTGCAATAATTTGAGCGAACTCATCTAAGCTAACCCCTTGATGCTGTATCCAAGATTTCCAACTCATAACCGTTTACTTTTAATTCTAATTTGATTAAGTCAAGCACACCGTTGGCTTCGACTAAGTTAATATAACGTGACCGAAATAGTATTTGGTCTGTCGACGATTTGTCTAGGTTAAACTTTCTGAAAAATTGATCAGCGTTGTACCCCTTGATTAGCATGTTAAGTTTCAATTCCCGATTGAATTCCTTTGTTCGTTTTACTTTGATAATCATTTTGATAAAATATAAATTGGTTCAACTCCAGGATATGCTACATAGAATCGCTCTAGTGCGTCCATCATATCCGTTCCCTTTACGTTAACACCTGTACTCTCGGTGCTACTTGTCATCCACGTTACGTGAAACTCTTTATTTTCTTCGTCAAGTATTCTCAAGTACAAGTCGTTCCATACCTCTTCGTCGTCTGACCAACTGAATGAACGTAGCGCATAAGAAAGTTTCTTAACGTGAAGTTCGCTACTACCTAATCGTAGTGCATTTGTTCTGTACGGCTCTTCTAATTGTGAGAGCCACTCTGTAATTGTTTTCATTTTAGTTTATTTGATATATGACTTAATATAGTAGCTATAATAGCTAACTGCATAATAATTACAATTAATAAAGTTTCCATCTTATTCTGATTTATAGGTTTTTTTGTAGTATTCTTCTGATTTATTTTCTTTAGTTTTATCCCACTGAGTAGTTAAAAAACCTTTTTCAAAAGAATCAACTATTTGCATTTTTTCCACCTCTATTTTAGCATAAGCTAAGTTAATGCAGTCATCTATTGTATTAAGACTAGGCATAAGAACTTTTGTTTGTTTTAATGCTTTTAGCTCTGATATTAATTCTTGTATTGCTGTTTGTATTTTTTCCATCTTATTCTGATTTAAAAGTTTCGTTGTAGTATTGTTCCCAAGATTCCCAAACAGGAGGAAAGTCTTTTTCAAAGATTTTTGCCAACCTTGATTGTTTAAAGGTTTCTTGATGTTGCTCTTCCTCCATTTCTTTGGCTTGTTCAAAGTCAGTTTTCTTTAATTCCCCATGAAATTTGTATTGACTTTCTAAAAATTCTACCGCTGTTTGTTTCATATTTAATTAAGAATTATGTCATCGTACACCCATGTGGCGTACGCGTGACGTGTTTTTACTATTTTAGTTATTTCGTATCGTGGGATGCACATGTCTAGCATGTACTCATCCAACTCTATCAGAAGTTCTCTGACGTTCTCTGACTCTATCTCTAGCACCCAGAACTCATGTCTCGCCTTGACCCCAACTTTGTAAGCGTTCATAATCTTGTTTTGTTATTTCGATGTAATAAGTGCCAGCTAAGTTATCCATTAATTCGTCAATTGAAGAACCATGATGGTGAACATATAGCTTAAATTTAAACGACCTAACGAAGTCGTCGAAGTCTAACTCATTGAATAAATCAGCGTCATCGCTGAATATAAAGTGACGTGACTTCATATCGGTATCTCCTCTCCATCTTCGGTGTAGTAATATCCTTGCTCTTCGATTTCTTCATCGTGCCAATCAGTATAATAGAATACCTCGTTGTCATATGCGTATTGCATAAGCTCATCATCAGACATCTTAAGCATTTCCTCTGAGCCTAACTCATCAAAGTCATACGCTCCGCTCTCTACGTCACCTCGTAACTCTTTAATCGTTGCTTCTTTTGTTGCTGTGTAATAAACTCCGTCACCCCAGCACCATCCTTCGTTCATGCCTCTGCCTGTAACGTCACATCTTCTTGCGTACTTTTCCATGTTATAAGTTGTTGATTGTTATTAATATTTCTTCCTCTGATACCTCGTAGTCTAAGTCAATTTCTAAATTCATTAGCACTGAATCAATGTCCTGATACATTGATAACTTTAATGTAGGTATGCTAAGATACCGTTTCTTTACTGCCTTGATTATTTTTTCTTTCATTTTTGTAAAAATTTTAAATAAGCCTTGTACGCTTCGTAAACTGCTTGTATCTGTTTAAATTCTTTTGTATCTCTTTGAGTGGTTAATACTTCATCACTTGCAAAAAATATATCCCATTCTTCAATAGTTCTTTTTTCGCACCCAATATGAATAAGATTTTCATTTGTTATTCCATGTGTCCATTTACAATAAATAGGAACTTTAATAGCACCGCTTAAGTTAGCACCGATTAAGTTAGCACCGATTAAGTTAGCACCGCTTAAGTCAGCACCGCTTAAGTCAGCACCGCATAAGTCAGCACCGCGTAAGTCAGCACCGATTAAGTAAGCACCGATTAAGTAAGCACCGATTAAGTTAGCACCGCTTAAGTCAGCACCGCTTAAGTCAGCACCGCTTAAGTCAGCACCGATTAAGTTAGCACCGCTTAAGTCAGCACCGCTTAAGTCAGCACCGCTTAAGTCAGCACCGCTTAAGTCAGCACCGCATAAGTCAGCACCGCATAAGTCAGCACCGCGTAAGTCAGCACGAATACCCTCTTCTTCATCTCTTAACCACTTTAAATGTAGTTCAAGCACTTGTTGTAATTCTTCTTTTTTCATAACTTATAATTTTATTTGTTTTACTAATTAAATTTAGATAGTTCGTCAAGTGACGTTCGTCTACGAACTCTTTAATGACCACCTTGTAGTCACCCTTTTGATTCTTATAACTTATCGTTACTTTCATTAGTGATTTAAAGGTGTAAATTCACTTATATATAAATCTTCATCAAGTTCAGGGCTAAACGCTTGATAACCATCCACTGCGCTACTATATACAGGCATACCTGTTCTGTTACATTCTCCTATTGGTTTAGTTGTAGATAGTATAGTGCTTCCATCAGATGTTGACCTAATGTGCACAAATGGTTGATTCTGTTCGTCTGTTATCTCTTGGTCTTGGTTATACATTGATAACATTTCTATTAATTCTTTTACTGTCATGATTAATTTGTTTTAGTGTTATACCATTTAATAAAATCAACTACTGCTGAATGTGTTTCTGCTATATCTAAATTGCATAGTCCTTCGTATATAGGTCTTATGTATTTTTTATATTGTTCAGGTTCTAATTCGGCTTCTCCAATTAAACATTTTTCAACAACTGGCATGAGCCAATTCCAATCGGTTTTGAATTTCAACTCATCGAATGTGTTATCATTTTCTGCATTAACTAAGGTTTCTTCAGCGTCATACCAACCTAAAGTTGTATGTTGAAACCCCATGAACTCTGCTATTAATTTGTTGTCTTTCATAACTTAATAATCTAATTGTTGTAAATATGTACTTGGAAATTCCCAACTTAAACATTCAAACATATTGGTCAATAAATCTTCCATAGTCACCTGGTGTTCAACTAAGTATTCTGGATTATCTTTTAAAAATGTTTCTACTTCGTATCTTAAATCTAAATAACTAAATGCTTCGTCTAAACTTTCTGCATTTTCAGGTATGTAGCAAATATCTAGAGCACGGTTAAAAAAAGCATCATAGTCTTTGAAACATGGGTTCATTTCTTCTTGGTAATCTTCAAATGTTTTCATTATTAATGATTTAAAATGTAAATACTCTTTGTTCCTTTGCCTTCCGTACCGCTACACAAACCGCACTTGCTACAGCTTGACTGATATCCTGCTTCTTTGCTTGCAGGACAGTTAACAACCTCACCTATTGGCGTAGGTGTAGCGATATAACTTCTGTATCCTTGTTTCTTCGCTACGTTTGATTCGTCTAGCGTATGCGTTGATGCCATGAAGTACTTACCCAATACATCGCTTTGCTTCCATTGGTGTGTATATCCAGTCCAATTGTCAGCCGTTTGCACCATTGCCTCAATCATTTCAATTGGATGTAGTGACGGCTCGCCATATGTACCGAACCGAACAAAAGTACCTTTACTCATTTCAGAAGCAATGAGTGTGAATGATGTATCGTAGCTTAGCAAATCGTCCCACGTTGGATACTTCTTTGCTATACTTTTGAGCATTGATATAAACCCTACGTACTGGTTAAACTTGTGTGTGTAGCACTTACCGAATGAATTAAACGGACAGTCAAGGCAGTTAGTGTCAGCTATACTGAAGAACAGTCTCATTGACCGCTCTTCGTTATTAGCTATCATCTCGAATTGTTTACGGCTAAACGTATACGTTTGCACGATAGCACGCTTGTTGTTATCCTCTATCTTATCGTTTGATGTGGCACCCTTGCGTATAACTTGCAGGGTGCCGTCTATTTTAAATATCATATGCTATTGATTTCTTTAATACTAATCTTGTGACATCCTATAGTCACGTACTTATCCGTTACTGAATTAACTCGGTAGCCTAATACCTCACTGCCTAAATTAGGTAGCATTGATTTGTATCTACGGTACACATCAATAGGTAACTTGATACCCTTTGATGTAGTGACAGTCTCCCCATCGCTACGTAGGTACGTATCTTGATTGATACCTTGACCTTTGAGCCATAGGTCATTGGTCTCGAAGTTACGCCACTTAGCCAATCTCTCCGCATTCTCTTTCTTATCCGCATCAGCCTTAGCCTTGTTGATAGCTTTCAATTCGTCCGCCTTTACTCCGAAGTCCATCGTGTAATAAATTGCAAATGGGTTATCCTTACCGAAGTAATCACAATAAGCCTGGGCTTGCTGAACCAATCGAAGTATCTCATTGACATATATCGCAGGTTTCTTTGCTCGTGACATCTTATCGAGTTGTTTATTGATATCATCTTGCCAACTATCTATGTTGCTATGCTTGTACTGTGTAGCAGGGTCATAGCATCGTATAACCTTTGCGCCTGTTGGTATCGAACCCCATACTTTGCCTATGTGTTTGCTTGTGGTGTTACTGTATCCGCGTGTCGTTAATAGATACACATTGTCGTCCATTCTAACAGATATTGGAAAATGATATCCGTAACTGTATATTGTTCTACCATGAAAGAAGAAACTATTTTGTGGGTTGCGTCCTTCTTCTTGTGTGCCATGCGCCCATACGTGTGGCAATTCGTTGTTTGAAAATACTTTTTTCATATCTCTTTGTATATTTTAATGTTTGCTGTTAATGAATACAGGTTCAATTTGCCTTGCTTCCATAGTTGAATCTCTTTGTCTGTAGCCTGGCGATCTTCGTATACCATCCATGAGTACCATCGATTGCCGTCATCTTCAAGTAATAAGTTGGCATCATACGACAAACCTAATTTCTCAAAGTGTTGCTGCAATGCCGATTCAATTGCGTCATGCTCTGACTGATAGTCCCATGAATTAACATGCTTTCCCTCTCCATTGTTGTAACTGTCTTCGAATGCATCGAAGTATGTTTTGATTATGTAGCTCATATCTTTTGTGTATGGTATTTGCACCCATTCAGATTAAAAATTCTATTCATTCGCTTAACTCTTTGACACTTTTTGTAGTGTTTCTTATAGTTGTATCCGTTCGGTGGCGTTGCCATTGATACGTTTGCGATCAATAGCATTAATACTAATACTAATTTCATTTGATTTGATTTTAATGGGGCGACCCTATTATCGCCCCGTGTTAACAATTAAAACAACGTCTTATTAAATAGGTCGTGACAATATTCCTCGAAGCATAGCCACACAACAAATGTGTAGTGAGGTAGCTCGTGTCTGTTATTAATAGGACCCATTTCGTCCTCTAGTTCTTTCTTCATATCTTCCAGTTCGTCGATATGTTTAATGTAAAATTCCTTACAGTCTGAATGATATATAAATTCACCTACTATTCCGCTGATGCACCCACCTATAGTTACATCTTCGACCCAGCCTTTGAATTCTTCGTCGGTCGTATGGCTTTCAATAATACTATTAAATGCTTTTGCTACTTCTAAATCTTTGTAGCTTGATTTCTCTAAAATTGCTTTCATCTTTGTGTATATTTTTTTGGTAAAGTTTTGTAACGTCTTATTGTGTGTGTACTCGTCCAACTTGTTACGAATACTTCTTTAATTACGTATGAACATAAAGTGTCGCTTGTTAGTATCCAGTCGCCACTACCTAATACGCCCTCGTTTAATTGGATCGCTTCGCCACCTTTCTCAATGTAGCGTTCAATCAATTTGTCTACTTCTTTGTAACTGTAATGTTTCATCTTTGTTATCTATTATAAATTCCACTTAATACGAATGCAGCCAGTGCCACCACTGCCACAATAATCATTTCAATACGTTCTCTTTTCATCTCTTTTGTTTGTTTAATTAGTTAGCAAGCGCGTAACGATTCGAACGTTATTTCAATACCATATTTTCGCGTTTGTTTGCGCGCCCTTGTGCGCTTTCGTTCGTTTATTTTTAAATTTCCTTTGTGTATGGTTTACCTTGCTAACTTTATACTGTGTCGAAATCACTTCGATATAATAACCTGCATAAGCCCCTCCGATACCTTTACACTAAAGTACTTTTTAAACGTCCCTTTCAACATGGTAACGATACGTATAATATCAAAAAACACATTCACATATTAAGTTTATCGGGTTACACGCATCACCCATTTACGGTATGTTTAACCGTTCACCGCTTTCGCTTTCGCGTCTGCATTTATCGTGTATGACCTTAATATGTCGTTTTGTTTGTTATTAGTTAATTAAGCCCCCTAACCGCGACAAGGTTACAAACTTCTAAGGGGTGCGCGCTTATAAGGTGCGCGCTAAACCTTATTTTTTTAGTCGATTATTGCGTTTAATTTGTTTTCTAATTCATTCATATCAATCAATTCAATACCTCTTGAAATTTCCTTAATAGCAAGGTTGACACGTTTTGCAAATGAACGTTTTGATTTAGCCGTTTTATTAAGTTTTAGTTTGTCTTGTATACGTTTTGAACAAGTACCAATGTCAACCAATGGGATATTATCCGACGAAATTCTAAATAGTACCGCTTCATTGCTTTTAAACAATTTTATACCTGCTTCTCGATAATTATCGCACATTGTGAATAATTCATTTAATGTAGTACCAATAATTAAGTTGTCACTAGCATTTGAATTAATTTCAAAGTTTAAATTAACCTCTGTTTGCGCTTGGTAAAATTTCAAGTTTAATTTTGTTGCTTTCATGTTGTTTGTTTTAATTGTTAAAAATGTTTGTTTGTTAATACCTTACAAATATAGTAAAGTTATTTTGATTAATTCAAATAATATTTAAAAAAAAATAAACGAATGTTTCGTTTGTAAGTATAAATACTTAGTTTATTGATGCATTTTTACTTACAGTGTATTATAATTAAATAGGTTAATGTGTTGTTTTTCAGTTAGTTACGTGAATTTTTACGCGAAGAAAAAAAGTTTTTTGTAATTTGTTAAATTGGGGGGAGTTGTAACCCCTTCAAAGCATGTAATGAAATAACGTAAACAAAAAATATTAATTCTATTTTATACGGACCTATTGGACCTATTGGACCTGTTGGTCCTTTACTATAAATTAAATACTGGATGCAAAGTTTATGGATCCAATAAAAGAAAATTAATTAAGTTGATCCGATTAATTGAAATGAAGTAAAGCAGCAGCAATAAATAAATAAAATTTAACGGGACAAAATTAAATAACGTAACAAAGTGAAACGGAATAACATAAATTCTATTTAACATAATGTTATAAGCGTACCAATATACCAAGCCATCCAAAAAGCTAAAATTTTCAGACAAATTTTCCAAAATTGAACACCCCCCGTCAAAAAAGAATCGACTTTCCTGTGAGGGTAGGTTGCGTGAAATGGGGGTATTATACCGAACTTCCAGACACAACACCACGAAAATAGTGTTGACTTTTGCCAAAATATGTTAAAAAATGCTGCAAAATGTTACACTTTTCCTGACATAGCATTGACTTAACTTACTGATTATTAGTAATATAATATATTAAAATGTTACTATGTTGAATATCAATTACTATTACAGCTTATAAATAAATAATATATATATATGTTTTATATAGCTGTATATAGAAACTTTTTTCAACATCTTAACACTAAACCACATCAAGCCCAACACCACTCTACGTTTCAGGAATGTTAACACGCAATATTGCTAACATTTATCAACATTTTGCAACATTTGTCACAATTATGGCATAAATTTGTGACATGAATGTAATTGAGAAATTTGAATTGATAGAAGGTGACACGTTTGTGTCTAACTATGGTAGGGTAGTTAACGCGGACGGACCTCATAATGGTAAGAAGGTGTTCAAGGTTCGCTACGAACTGAAGACTTCGATAATTGATCCGTATGTATATGTTTGGGTGAAGAAGAACAGGTACCAGCTGCACAAGTTGGTGGCGCAGTACTTCATGGGATGGAACGGTGAAGGGTACGTCAACCATTTGGACTGTGAGTCGCGCAACAACTTCGTGGGTAACTTGGTGATATCTACAAAGAAACATAAGCCAACAGTTTGGGATATTCCAGAGTATCATAATGGACGTGTGTACAAGGTAGAGAACAACAGGATATTTAGATCTAAATCATATGTTATGCAAAATAAAATGTACAATGGTGAGTTTATTTTAGTTAAATAGTTGTATATTTGCGTTGTGTAGTTGCGGACACGATAAGATATTTTATAATTCCTATTGCTGACTAGAGACCGCAACCTCGAAAGGCAATAGGTTTTTTTGTTTATGGAAATTTGGAAAGATGTTTTAGGTTACAAAGGGTTCTACAAAGTGAGTGACCAGGGTAACGTAAAGAACTGCTACGAGAAAACAGTCGCGGTGTCGGTTAATGCTGATGGAGTTTGCAGTGTGATGTTGACTGCGTTCAAAACTTCGCGCAGAATGTCACTTCATTATTTGGTTTGGGGAGCATTCAATGAGTTTTTGAATACGAGCGACAAGATACGTCACATCGATGGCGACAAAACCAACAACAAGCTGAGTAACTTGAGTAGATCAACTGGACGTAAGATGCGTCTAAGCATGAAAGAGAACTGGGTGGATATCGACGGGACTGATCTGAAGGTGTCAACGTTCGGTCGCGTGAAGTCAAGCAAGATACTGAAGCCTAAATTTAACTCAACAGGATGCCAGTTCTACATGATTGACGGTAAAGTGTCGTACATACACGACATACTTGCGCGTGTATTCTTAGGATGGAACGGTATGTATGGATACGCTGGGTATCGTGACAGAAATACGAGTAACACTGACTTGAGTAATATTGTGATCAAGGATTACAGACTTAAGTATAAAAAAATAATGGATTAACTTGCATATTAAAATAAAAAGCAATAAATTTGTACTTTAAATTAAATTATATGAAAGATACAACACAAACAGTAGCAGCAGCATCAGTCGTAGCATCATTAGGCGTATGCAAAGAGGACACAGCCAAAAACATTTTTGAAATGATTAATAATCATTGCACATTTGCAGAACAGAATTATATTTTGGGCACTCTTAAGGATTATTTAGTAATATATAGAGAAGATTTCTTAAAACGTGTCAATGAAGATTTACTCAGCGACATGGAATTACTTGCTGAATTAAAACAAATTTAACGAAGTAAGGAAACGCAGTGGCGGAAGGTTAGGGATGTCCCTGACGTGGTAGACGCAAAAAAACTGTAATGTGGTATGATGCCCGAACCACACGTTAAACAAAAAAGGTTTCAGCGCAGAAGTGCGGAAGAGGTGCATGTTCGAATCATGCCTGCGTTACATTCAAAGAGGGCTATCGGTGTTTTCTGTCAAACGATAGCTATTAAGAAAAACAGATGACAGCTCGGAAAGACGAGTAACATAGTCAGGTGGTGGAATGGTAGATGAATGATACACGTTAAATCACATTTACTATTCCACCACTTGACTTTAATTAAAAAGGTTCGTATATTTGTGACTACAAAATATAAGAATATGGAAAGGTTTTTTAAAAAAGTAAATAAAACTGATACTTGTTGGCTATGGACAGCAGGTTCAAGAGGTAAAACAGGATATGGAGCATTTAAAATTGATAGCAAAGTAATTGATTCTCACAGAGTATCTTATACTATACATAAAGGTGAAATACCAAAAGGTATGTTTGTATGTCATACATGCGATAATAGAAAATGTGTTAATCCTGATCATTTATTTATTGGAACACCAAAAGATAATTGGCAAGATGGATTTATTAAAGGAAGGATAAATAAATTAGGAGGAATAGATATAGAAAAACTAAAAAGACATCCAAGTAGAGGTGCTTATCGTAGAGGATGTAGATGTAAAGAATGTAAAGCTATCAATAATATGATGGTTAAAAGATATAGGGAAGGGTTAAAAAATAAATAATCCTGTCCTGACTAACCATAGAAGTGGAAATTTAAGAAGCGGTTAAGGGTAATGCCGAACCATAAACGACCAACGGAAAGACGTTTGACAGCTCGGAAAGACGAGCAAACTGCGTCATTGGTGTAACGGTAGCATAATAGTCTCCAAAACTATTGGTCGAGGTTCGAATCCTCGGTGACGTGCAAAAAAAAAAAAATATAACTGGCTCCATATGCAACTTAACATTGCTGGAGGGAATGCGGATGGTTAAGCATCGTGGCATCGGGTGCGTTACTCGAAGAGGTAAAATGCAAAATACAAGAAGTCAGGTGGGAGCTTGTATTAACTTAAATTAACTGAAATGAAAGTAACAATTGAATTTGACGATCAAGAAGAAGCAATGATAGCCATGCAAGGTGGCGATTGGAAGCTAGTGGTTTGGAGTTTAGACCAAAGTTTAAGAAATCACATTAAGCACTCAGAAAAAGACGAACCAGAGCTGCAAAGCGTAAGGGATAAACTTTATGAATTAGTAAATGAATACAACTTAAATCTAGATGTATGACACAAAATGAACTACGCGAGTTGTTAAGAAGTTACTTGAGAAAGCACTACTTAACGCCATATAAGTTTGCCA